AATGATGCCAGAAACCCCAACGGAATTAGAGTGCGACAACATGCGCACAACAATATACACCATTCTCAACTCCCTTCCTTGCACCGAATGCAAATTACATTCATTGCGCTGGTTCAACGAGAGAATATCTAAACATAATTCAAGACGCATTGTATTAGACAAACGGGATAAATGGATATATGAAGTGTGGCATCAGCATGATGTGGTTAATGAAAAGGTGGTGCTATTAAATCCGCACATGAAGAAAGGCATTTCATGGCCCGAATATAGAAAACAACTAGAAATAAATCGCATAACATGCAAAATTCATCATGAATGACATTGTCATGGTTGGTTGTGGTTGGGTTGTCGTGTTTATTGCATTATTATTATATTTCAATAATTATAATAATCATGAATTCGAATCAGGACATCGAACACCAACTGAAAGAATTGACAGATAGAATAGACGTCATAGAGAGAAAACTGGATTTAATATTGCAGAAGCTGGACGTCAGTGTTATTAAAAATTGTGATAAAATGGGAAATCACATTGATTTTGTGAATGGTGTTTATGCGACAGTAAAAGTACCATTGAATTACATTTCAAGTAAAATACACAAAATCATAAATCCATTGGGTTTTCACAAAGAATTGCCTTTGATAGGCAATGATGGGCATGATGGGAATGATGGGCATGATGATGGGCATAATCTGCAATGAACCATGAACCGAATGTATTTATCAATTATTCAATTCATCAATCAATCAATCAAACAAAATGGACATAGCAACCGTGGCACGCGTCATGATCACAGCGGCATTGCTCATGCAGCTCATGCATCTCATGCAAAAAAACAAAACCATATATTCCCCCGCATTCCTTGTGTATTCTCTTGGATCATACCTCATGTCATACAATTATTACACAGTTGACGGAGAATTTTCGTCTCGCGTGTTATTTAAGCTGGTCAACTCCACTGTCTTGTTTTTGATTTATGCATTTTCAAAATAAATTTATTAAAAATATGAAGGGTCATGGCACATGACATGGCTCTTTAAGTATTTTTGGCGAATTAAAAAAAAAATTGATTTAAAGGTTTGGGCATAGGAAGGGTAGGCAGTTCAAAGCAACAACAACCACCACCAAACCAACCACACCACCCCGACGACAACCAATACAATGTCCACCACCTCTCAAATTCTCTCTGGCGTCAACTTCAATGTCGATTCCGACACCAAATACGCAAAAGTCAAGGTCAACAATTCTGGCGGAAAGAGTGTCGGCATTCTCAATGCTGCATCCAATTCCGTGCTCAACGTTCAGACGCCGCTCATGTTGACGTGGGGCGTGAACGAGAACACTGACAAGAAGACCGGCGAGATTCAATCCTACACCATGGCGCTCCAATTCCCCAGCGACGAGTACAAAACACCCCAAGTCAGCAAGTTCTTTGCCAACATGCAGCAATTCGAGGCCAAAATCAAGCGCGATGCCATCGCCAACTCCAAGGAATGGTTCGGCAAGGCCATGTCTGCCGAGGTTATCGGCGCCATCTTCACACCCATGCTCTACTACGCCAAGAACCCCGCAACTGGCGAGCCCGATTTGAGCAAGAACCCCACGCTCAAGGTCAAGCTGCCATTCTACGACGGCGAGTGGAAGGGCATTGAAATCTACGACACCGAAAACACCACGCTGTTCCCCAGTTCCGATGGCAAGACCCCCAAGGACATCATCACCAAGGGCTCCGACGTTTCGCTCATCATCACCTGCGGCGGTCTCTGGTTCGCTGGCGGCAGTTTCGGCGTGACCTGGCGCCTCTTTCAAGCAGTTCTCAAGCCCAAGGCAAGCCTGCGCGGCAAGTGCCACATTGTGCTCGATGAGGATGAGCAGAAGCGCATTGCTGCGCCCTCAAAGGCTCAGGCGGCACAGCACGATGACGACGACCAGGTTCCCTCTGCAGCTGCAGCATCTGCTGCACAGGAAGTCGATGTCGAGGACTCTGAATCCGAAGAGGAGGAGGAAGAGGTGCAGCCCACACTCAGGAGAGCCATGTCGTCCGCTGCGCCTGCGCCTGCACCTGTAGCTGCGGCTGCTGCTGCTTCTGCACCCAAGAAGATTGTCGCCAAGAAGAAGTAAGCCACTTCCGGGCTTAAAAAAAGGCACCACGACACCAACGACATCAGGTAAGCAACTAAACAAACAACTACACAAAACACCAAAAAACAATAAAAATATTTTTTTCATTGTTTTCATTCATTTTCATTCATTCATTTTCATTCATTCATTTGTTCAAATACTAAACCAACTATCCATTGTAATCCAATCTCATGGCTTAAAAAAAGGCACCACATCCACATTTATTATGTTCCATTATAAAGTGCGTATGAATGGTAGCTGATGGCCAGAATGCCTTCAATGAGGATTAGCGTGTAAGCAATCGGGGGCGCATGGGGACCGGTGCGTCCAATGTAGATGACCAACGGCGCTACAATCAAAACATGGAACCATGAAACGAGAGAATATCTATTTTTTAATAATTTTAGTCCGTGTGCAATGATGATGCCAATGCCCAAAAACACGAGGGCGGGATACAACCATGATGGAGCTGCATTTTTCCGGATACCTAAATACAAAAATAGCCCTCCTACAAACAGGATGTGAAACACATGCACAATCACCAGTTTATTTATAGACATTTTATTTTTGATTTTGATTATTTGTTTGATTGTTTATACACAATGTGAATATTTTATTATGCAATGAACATGCGTAATATGTGGTCCGGAAAATTGGGTCCAATCTTGCGCATGAACATGTATTCATTCGGTGTGTTTTTCATAATGTAGCGCACATTAGTTTCATCGCGTTTCGTCCACGCATCAAATGTGTGTGGATGGTCCAGATTCGGGTTCCGTTTCCAATCCACCAAAGTGATGGGTTTACTTATCACGTTTTTTAAATTGTTGATGAGGAGCAACATGATGGCAGCATAACTTTCATCGGCGATGTTTCCGCGCATCACCGTGGTCAACACCTGATTTATGCGGTTATCTGTTTTGGGCAAACCGACCATTTGGCTCAGGTCTTCATGACAAAAGATGCACCATTGAGAATGCACCAGCCGCATGGCCGGAGGAAACAAATGCAAATTTGCACGCTTCATTCTTAATGGGTTCCACCACGCCTTGCTGTATGCAACAAATGAGTTCTGCTTGTGTTTATTAAACGTCTCAACAAATCTCGCAGGACTCACCATGGGAACGCAGGTTTCCGAATGCAAGGTGTACCACGCAGCCGGATGCGTGTCAACCGCATAATCATACATGGACATCATTGCCATCACTAACCATCCCCACGCGGTCTTGCGCACACGGTCATCCGGAAGCAAATGACGTTTCAACCAATCCGACCGAATCTTGTCCCTTGGACAGTGCACCACAATCGAAAATTTAAACTGCAGCCTTTCCAATCCATCAAACCATTCGCGCCAAATGTGCTCCTTCACCAAATCCCGCGTGGCGAGAAAACAGAATGTTGCATCATTCATTTCGGGTTGGGATGTCATGTCATGTGTCTGCATTACAATTAATCTATATTATAAATCACATGTTTTTGTTGCATTGACCAACAACAACATGCATCCGTGCCATCAAACGAGCTGCACATGCACGCAGATGGGCGCCTTGTTGCTCACATCATAAACATCGTTCACACAAATGAGAGAAATTCCATGAATATTATTCCTTACAATAACAGTTTGATATGATTTAATGTGTAATTCTCTCACCTGCAGTTCCAAACATTCAGAATCATACAAAGGAATGCGCAGCACGCCACTGCCTCTGTGCAACAGCTCTTTGATGTCCGCGCGAACATCAATGTGCAACTCATTATTTGCGTCGATTGACATGTGCTCCGGCAGCACCGGCATGCATTTCACAATGAGCTGCTTTGTTGTCGGTGGACTGGCACCGGGGTCTTCAATACGATAATGCAACTCACTGTGCCACAAGGGAACATAGAACGTCTGTCCTTCGACATTCAGCACATAAATGTTGTTCTGAATGACATCTTTGAGAGATGGTGTTAAAATTGTGATATTATTGTTCTGCATTTTCTCTCGAATCCTGCGCATGATTTCCTCAAAAATGCGGGCATCCATGCGCACCGCCGAATTGTACTGCTCCAACGTTTCATACAGCTGAAACAGCAGCGATGGGTCCAGCGAATCCAGCACCGCATTCACTGACGCGGATGCGTAGTCATGCACAATCAGGTGCAACAGGTCCAGCAAAACCTGGGTGGTTCGTCCATCCGTTGCATCCTTTCCCTCTTTTTCCGTTTTCGATTTGGAACGAAAGAGAGATTTCATGAAATTCATAAAAATATTCGCATACGTTTCTGTGGTTGCATTGTGGCAATTTGTTCCATTGGCGTCATTGGATTCATGTTGCACATTTGGCAGCAATGCATTGTATGCAGCATTCAACTCCTGAAATGCGGCGGTCGCCTCGGGTGCATCTCCGTTTTTATCGGGATGAAGCTTGAGCGCCATTATCCGGTACCGTTTGTTCAATTCTGACAACGAACAGTCCCGCGACACTGCGAGCATTGTGCGCGCATCTTTGATGTTCATTATTTATGTTGTTATTGCCTTGTTGCCTTTGTAGGTTGCATTATCATTGATTCATTGCTTTATTACTTTATTTGCACCAATGATGTTAATCAACATGAAGACAAAGTTTTCTAAATGATAAATGGGGCGGTAGTTGTTGTTGTAATATTGCAGGAATCGGTAGGTGTTGATTAACACCTCGGACATGTCATCATCGTGCAGAAACCCCTTGCGTTTTAATTCGGTGATTAAATGATGCGCGCATTCCGCAATGTCAAAATCATAAATCAATATATCATACAACAATTCTCTCAATTGTGCGAACCGAATTTGTTCCACATTGGTGATGTAATCGCACAGGTTGTTAAACAGTTCTTGGTTTGCTTCGTTCGGGTTGGGAGCAGTCAGGTCTTCGCAATTTTGAAGAACCTTTATGTTTGTTATGTGTTCCGGCACCAATTTTGCATGCGTGGCAGGTGCAATGATTTTTTTATACATGGCAGCCGTGGGACGCGCGACCGGCACAACCTCGCAACTGTTTAAAATGTTGTTTGGGATGAAGCCTATGTGCTCCGTTATCAGAATGTATTTCAAACGAATGTGGTTGGTTCCGCCCTGGTGCGGCATGTGCATGTAGCTGTAAAACGTTTCCAGCAACTCGCTGTGAATGTTGTGAAAGCATTTGCACACGATGATGCCCACCGGGTCTGCCCGCGCACTGATGACATCCACGATTTGGTTGTGCATCTCGTTCCACAGCAGCTTGGAAGTGCATCCCAGCAACGACATGTCGATTTCAAAATGCACGTCGCTGATTTTTATAAAATACGTCTCCTTGTTGTATGAAATCGTTAGACGTTTTTCGTATTTGAGATGGGTCGGGCTGTATCGGCTTATGCACGCAAGCACCTGGCTGTATTTGCCCGTTCCTTGTGGCCCGTAAAATATCAAATTCCTCAGGTGGTTTATGTTTGACGGGAATGCGGTCGCATACATCGTTTTCAATTTAGGATGCAGCGGTTTTGACATTGCGGATTCCACGTAAGCCTCAAAATGATTGTCGTGAAACTTCATGGTTTAAAGGGGGGCGTTGGGTTGTTGAATAACATAGTTATTTATTTAAACACATTGCAACGCATATATTAAGACACCTTCCTGCGAAATGAGTTTTCTAATTTATCCGCACAAGTTTGATGCGGTCCACCTGCATTTCGGGCCCGCGGTTCAAGGCGATGCCAGCAAATTCTCGCGCATCATTTATTCAACCCAGCACATCTCTCTGAACGGCATTGGAATCGTGCTGGAATTAGCCAGTGCAAAACATGAACAGCACTACAATAAAATGTTTGTGTCATTTGACCCCGGACTGGCCGCAAATCAAACGTTGGTGCATCAACTGCGCGCCATTGAATCCGATATTGTGGATAAATACGTGGATGCGATTTCAGGGACGCAGCAGTGCATTTATTCGCTGAGCGACCAACTGAATGGCGGGTGCATTAAATCATACATAAATTCGAATTCGAACATGAATGACGCGAATGATGCATTTAATTCGATTGTGGATGCGGAAGCATGCGCGGGAACGAATGCCAGTTCAAATTGCAATAAACTGATGCTGAAAATATGCGGCGTTTGGGAAACCAAAGATGAATGCGGCATAACCTACAAATTCATCAAGTGCTGAAGCGGGAATAAGCGAAGCGGGAATAAGCGAAGCGGGAATAAGCGAAGCGCGAAGCGCGAAGAGAAGCGAATGAAATGTGCGAAAATTATAAAATAACCGGTGTAATATAAGCGGAAACCCAGTCCAAATGAATTTTAACATTTTAGGATACATTTTGATTGCCCTAATTGCCATCATTTGTTTACGCGTGTATCAAAACTCAGACTCATTCCAGCTGAAGTGCGTGGTTTCTGATGTGGATGGCAACAAGTACTGCGTGCGCGAGCGGTCCAAACTGGTTCTGGCAGCGGATTTGCTGGCTCAGTGCACCGTCAACATGAAGAAACTGGTGGACCACATGGAGAAGACGTACCCCGACCAGGATAACGTGCGGCGTCTGGTTGCTGGATTTGACCCGAAGCAAGTGTGCGAAACGCTGCCCACGAGCGAATACACCGCTTACAGCGAGAACAAGGGCGAGAAACTGGCGTTCTGCCTGAACACCACCAAAACGGGCACCAAGCTGATTGACTCCAACACACTCATGTTCATTGCGCTGCACGAAATGGCGCACATCATGACCGAGAGCATCGGGCACAAGGACGAGTTCTGGAAGAACTTCAAGTTCCTGCTGCAAAATGCCGCGGAAATTAAAATATACACGCCTGTGGATTACAAGAACGAGCCCAAACAGTATTGCGGCATTGAAATCAACGATAATCCGTATTTTGATGCTTAGAGCTTTTAATTGAATTAAAATTAAAATAGAGGTAAATGTTTTTTATTTTATATCATGTGATATTAATAACGCACCGATTCAAAAAGACTTGACCAATTTCAGAGCATCGAAGTTGAAGTTCGATAGTAAAGTTAACTTTATTATTGATGAGGTGAACGACTTTGAACAATCACAAGATGCCCCGACGACCGAGCCTCAAAAAATTTCCTTATGGACCCGCGTTAAATCAAACAGCATGGTAAAAGGTATGATTAATTTCAAGAAACAAGTCATAGATTTTAGTGCCCCCAAATTCGTAGAAGAATTAAATGAAGCTGTTGCATATCTTGCACTGTATGTTGCCGCACTTTCTGCCTCATTTTCAACAACTTACACCACGGTTGTTGTGCAATTGTTGGTTAATAATCAAATGGGTGAATTGAAGGAGTTGCAAGACAAAGTGCTCACTGATATTAAATTTCATTCCATGTTGGAAGGAGCATTGGTGTATCCATTGCTGCAGTCTAAAAAAACACATGCAACGTGCCTCAATCGAAATCCGCCATCATCTTGTGATCCAACCTTTGTTGCTGCGGCAAACAATGTTCTATCGTACATGCAAGGAAAGTTTAAACAATCGAATGTTGGGGGAAGTATTGGAAGTGCGTTGTATACCAAAATGCCCTATTTAAAACAAGTGGTTGCTGCACAAACAACCGCCATATCGACCGCTTTGGATGCAAACAACTTTGCGGATAAAGTAAAAGCAGCATTTGATGCCGATAAAGGGGAATTTATTCCACCAGCCCCATCATCACAAGCAGGACCACAAGCAGGACCACAAGCAGGACCACAAGCAGCAGCTATAACAGCACCAGCAGCAGCAGGCACAAATTCACAAGTAGTAGGACCAGTCACAACATCAGGCACAACGGCAGCCACACCAGCCACAAATCCACCAGCCACAAATCTATCAATAGTAAATTCATCATGATTTTTTTGATTTTGTTTACGTTTTTACTTTGTTTCAAATATAGAAACAACAAACAACATATGTACAAAATGGAGCTCGTTCAAAATTTACCAGATGATATAATACTGCACATTTACACCAAACTTCTTAAACGATATAGGTATGACAAAGGCACCCTGGTTAGGCTTGTTGATTTTGAAAAATACCGGTTTCTAGAAAAATATGTATGTCGTCAAATTTGCAAGGTCTATCCAACTCATCCAATTCATCAAAATGAAAAAAGATATCGTATTCAGTGTAAATTATCAAATCTATGCGAAATATCAAACCGAAAAGAGTTATTTATTGACGATGACATGATTTGCATTGAACTGACTGAATACGAGAATTCGGTGCATTATGACGTTGCAAGGTTTCGTTTAAAAAAGATTGAATGTTTAAATAAAGAAAAAACACCATCAATTTATTACAGGGGCAAATTACATGATTTTGATTGGGAAAATGTTAACTATTCATTTGAAATTTAATGTCAACAGGAACAGGTGTCCAATCTAATGGGACTTAATTGGCTCGTAGTGTCCGCCGCTCCATTCCAGTTCGAATGTTTTGTCCGAAGTGATAGCGGAAACCGGCAAGAACTCAATGGTTTGCCCGTGGCCCATTCGGATGTCGTGCACCATGATGCGCGCGTTCCAAATGTTGCACGCGGCCTGAATCTCAATGGCGCCACCCCAGGTAGATGGGCTGCGCATGGCGCCAATGTACTGGGCAGATGAAGAATCCAATTGCAGCACGTCGTGCGTGTTCATGCCATCAATGATCGGCGAATTGGCCTGCAGGTAGTCGCAAATGCGCTGGCGAATGGCCTGCGGGTCGGTTTGCGGAATGAAATGTGAGAGACTGTTGAATAAACAACTCATTATTGCGTAATGCGTTGTATGTTTGGGTTTATATAAAAAATGAATGTATTTTATTTTTTATAATGTTTTAATGCGTTAGTTATTTTGCATTGCATTCAATGCCGTTTTGTGTGCCGTTTATTGCCGCGACGAGAGATTCTTGCGCCTTTCTTGCCTTTCCTGTGCTTGCGAGACCGGTTGTTTGATTTATTGCGGCGAGTTCGTCTTCCTCCATTTGTGGCTGGTGCTGCTGGTGCTACTGTGGCTGGTGCTGGCACTGGTGCCACTGTTGTTGCAGCTGCTGGTGCTACTGTGGCTGGTGCTACCGGTGTGGCTGGTGCTACCGGTGTGGCTGGTGCTACCGGTGTGGCTGGTGTTGTGGGCATAACCGATATATTTTATATTTTAATTTGGTTTAATTTGGTGATATGGGAAAAACGTGTCGCACTCATGAGTGCCCTCCATCGTGGTGATGCACATCTCATCGATGAGTATTTCGTTGTTTTTATGCATGGTCAAAAACTGCTCGTAAATGCTGGCACCGCCAATGACCCACACTTCGTCGTATTTTGCGGACTCTATATGCGCGAATAAGTCCGGCATGGAAGTGAACCAGTGTTCTGAAGTGGCAGTTGCAGTCAATGGCTTAGGATTAGACGAGAGAATGAGGTTGGCCCTTCTGCGCAACGGGCGCACGGGAATGCTGAACCACGTGGTTTTCCCCATGATGACCGCATTGTTGCCTGCACCCGTGGTTCGTTTGGCAAAATGGGCCATGTCAGCCTTGCAGTGCGGCCACGGCAGCTCGCCCTTGTAGCCAATGCCGCCGTTCGAGCACATGGCCGCGATGAGTTTGAATGTCAGCACCATGCCTTATGCCATATGCATCATTATGTTGCAAATTGTTTATGTGTAAAATCATTTAATTACAAATGACAACATTAATATATCAACAATTATATAATTGTAATTTTTACAAATTTCATAACTTTCACACCATTTTATAACATCGTATAAGTATAACATTGCATAATGGAACATCCTAAAAATGATGCGAATCCAGTTTACACGGTCAACATCATGGGACCCAACCAACTCATTGTGTTTGGCCCGGCCGATGAGGCCAATCTGCCGCCGAATGAACGTGTGAAGTACTCCAATCAGCGCATACACCCAGACGACACCATAGAAACCATTAAGCGCAAAATACTGGTGGAACTGCCGTCGGTGTCGTATGGCGAGCTCTACCTGTTTGCCAGCGTGCAGCCATTTTTGACGGTGGAACGCGCCGTTCGGCTCCTGACGTGCAATCATCGGCTCCCCATTTCGCGCCACCGGCTGGTGACGCTGTGTCAGAATTTGAAGAGTCCTCACTTGGCAGAACGACTGTGCGAGAGCATCAGAGAGAAAGCCGATAAAACCGACTACACGCCAGACGAACTGTCCGAATTCCTGTTGGCCGTTCAGGGCAGCGAGGACCTGCGCATGGACGTGCCGCTGGGCGAAACGCTGCAGTACGACTACCCCATGCCGGCCGACCCGTTTGAGCCCGTGTTGGACCCCTTTTTGAAAAAGGCGCACCATGATTTAGTGAAAAACAAGAACAAAACCGTGCTGCTAGAATACGGACCCATGCATAACAATGTCATACGCGTTTGTTGCGCCGCCGATGTTTTGAGTGCTGGCGCTGGTGCCGACACCGAAATCATAAATTTGTATTACCCGTATTTGCACGAAAAGGGCATCGCCTCTCGCGAGGAGCTGGCCGAACGCAGGCAGGAACTGATGGATGAGACGCGCCCGCTCATTGACGACGCATTCATCCAGCACAATGAGGCCGTGGATGTGCTGTATCAAGTGTATGACGGCCGACAACAACCCGAGGAGCTGCAATACGTCGAACGCGGGATTAAGTCGGTGCATTTCATCATGCAGCCAATTACGCGATTCGCAATGCCGCTGGACAGCCTCTTCAAAATGCTGCACAGCGCGCAACAAACGCCGCTCATCAAATACAACCCGCAGGGCCAGCGAGAAAAGGTGTATCGCATGTATGCGCCCGGTGTTGCCAAAAACGGAAACCGCATTCCCGCGCTGACCAAATCCAAAATCATGCGCCTGGATGGCGAGATTGGCAAACGGCGGCGGGTGGCAGCCTACATGGAACACCTGATTGACGGCTTCGCGTGCGAAGTGGTGTGCGAATTTGACGCGGAAGCCAACGTGCACGTCATGGCGCATTTTCGACAGGCGCTGCAATACGGTTCGGCGTACGACAATGCCACCGACCGCGTGCTGCGCGAGTGCCTGAATCCGTTGCTGGATGAAGCGCGCAACTTCCTGCAAAGCACCAGCGGCAACAGCATTGACCTGTTTTGCAGCATTGCCGTTCCCACGGTGGAAATTGTGGACATCACGTATGCCGCGTATTTGACGAACACGCCGATGATTCAGGCGAACGGCATCATGGGATGCATGTCCGCCGTTTTCACGGTGGTGGACGAAACCGCCGCGGAACTCAGCATGCGATACAAACGCGTGTCCAATTATGACGAGCGATTCGGGGCGCAAGCATACATTGCGGACCGCATGCGCAAAGACGCCACGGTTGCCAGCATCATGTCCGGACTCGTTAAAAATCGGCTGGCCAAGACAGAAGAAGCGGCCATGAAAATCATCGCGGATTACCGGTCGGATGAGCAAGTCATGGAGAGCGCGCACCGACGCAGCCGAACACGGGTCAAACAGCCCGGATTTTTGACCGTTGTGCGGCGCGAAAACATGGACCTGCACATCGAAATCAGCGACATCACCAGCGTGTGGTACATCCGCCTGCTGGAAATTTATTTAGATGCCGTCATTCGGATTGCAATGTATCGAGACCGCAAAGGCGAGCGAACCACGCGCGTGCCAGCGACCGTGTTGAAAAGCCTGTGTTCTAAACGCAAAGTGGCCGAAGTCAAAGAATTGAAAGAGATGATGAGCGAAGCGATGAGTGAAGCGGCGATGATCGGCGCAGAAAGCGTGCCCGCCAGTCCCGCATTTGTGGTTGACCTGCCGGTTGAAGACCAACTGGCGTTGGAGCGCGCGCTGGAGCGCGAAGCGGAGGGGCTGGATTTAGAAGCGGAAGAAGATGAATACGCGGGATTGGGTGCTGTTCTGGACATGATGGGCGAAGGCGAAGGCGGCGAAGGCAGTGGTAGCGAAGGCAGTGGTAGCGAAGGCAGTCAATTGGGAGGTGCGCCCAAAGTGGGTGCAAAATCAAAAGCAAAGGCTTCCGAGTCCGAGTCCGAGTCTGATTCCGAGTCGGAGTCTGAGTCGGAAGCGGAAGCGGAACCAGGTGGTGTCGTCGCGTATGCGCCCCAATCCTTGAAAAACCCGAACCCGTTTGAACACAAGCTGCAAAAGAGCGAACCCATCCTGTTTCTCTCCAAAAAAACGGGGAATTATGACACGTATTCCACGAATTGCCAATCCAATATCAAACGCCAGCCGGTGGTGCTGTCCAAGCGAGAATACGATGAGCTGCATGCCGACCCGGAAACGCGACCCATGCTGAAGGACGCGCTGGAATACGGGTCCGACCCCGACAACAAGTACTACTACATGTGCCCCCGGTACTGGAGCTTCAAAGACCGGCGGCCCATGACCGAACAAGAGGTCAAAGACAAGCACTTGGAACAGCACATCATCGGCAAAAAGGAGAAGGAAGTGACGCGGGATAAATACATTTTTGAGTTCAATGATTACGGCAAGGAGCACATGGGCGCCAAGGGATACATCCCGCATTATCCCGGATTTTTGAGCTCGAGTGTGCACCCAGATGGCCTGTGCGTGCCGTGCTGCTTCAAAAAAAAACAGCAGTTTGCCGATTTGAAGGTGTGCGAGGACAAGCTGCGCACTGCCAAAGGTCCTGCAGTGGTGTCAGAAGCAGCAGCACCTAAACCCAAATCAGCGGAGGATAAACCTGCGGATAAACCTGCGGATAAACCTGTGCTAGAAGTGGTGGCGGCGGCGGCGGCACCTAAACCAGCGGTCAAGGTCCCTGACGACTACATTGTGGGTCCGGACAAATTCCCGATTCCGGCGGGGCGTCGCGGGTATTTGCCGCAACCCGTGCAACGATTTTTGAACTACGACAACAGCACGTGTCAGGTCAGTCAGACTAACAAAACCCTGAAGAAGAACGTCAAGTGCTTGCTTCGGTACGGGGTGCAGGAATGGGACAGGGATGCGATGGGCCGCGACGAAAAACCGTCGCAGCTGAGCGAACTGCAGTCGTTCATTGCGTGCATGGCCGCCCTGCGACAGGACTCCCAACCCAAAAGCATCCCCGAAATGAAACAAATCATTCTGGACGGCATCACGCTGGACTCGTTTTTAACGTATCAAAACGGCACGCTGGTGGATGCATTCAAACCCGCACCCGGCCAGGAAAAGGAAGTCCATGCATCCGCATCCATATACAGCAAGACCAATTACGTGCAGAAAATGAAGGCGAGCATGAAGGACAAGGGCGCAAAAACGCGCGAACGGATGACGGCTGCAATGAATAACACCATAAATGCGTACGAGAATTACAGAAGTTTCATTGCAAGCAACGACACCGTGATTGACCACACCTACATGTGGGACGTGATGACCACCCTCAACCCCAAAATATTCAACGCGCAAAAGGTGGGGTTCAACCTGATTGTCCTGGAAATCCCGAAAGACGACAACAGCGACGCGCTCAACATTGTGTGCCCGTCCAACCACTATTCCAACAACTTTTTCGACGTGCACAAAAAAATGACCGTGATATTGATTAAACAGTACAACTACTACGAGCCCGTTTTCCAATTCACGGACAATGACGATGCCAAAAAATCCGACGTGAAGAAATCGTTCAGCATTAACGCGCCGACCCTCATGCCCAACCTGAAAGTCATGATAGAGCTGATAAAGGACCACATTCTGCCCGGGTGCGCACCAGTCAATGTGCCAGTTCCCGGCACCAAACCGTACACATTCAAATACAACATTTCGGCGGGTGAAGCGATGGCCATTCTGAGTAAAGAGAAATTTACTGTCAATCGGCTGGTGCTGAATTACGATTCCAAAATCATTGGCTTGGACGTTGAAAAACGGACCGCCGGCCGCCTGTATTCCGGAATTGTCATGACCGCGGCATCGCCGCTGGACTCGAACTCATTGGAGATAGACATGGACCTGGTCATGATGGATGACCCCGACATTTGGAGTTCGTATGCGGACACGCTGACGTTCCTCGCGTTCGTGAGCAAAGAAACGAAAGCGAAGATTCCGTGCCTGCCGCGCATCCAAGTCATAGATGACGCTCATCTCATCGGTGTAATGACGGAAACCAACCAGTTCATGGAAATTCAGCCGCACATTCCCGAACCGCTGATTCCTGCCGCCGCCATTCCGGCTGGACTGAAACCGCTGGACGTCATCGCTTATAACACGACGAACCCGAATGCCGCCGACGCGGAAGTGCAGACCGGTGCTGGAGAAGATGCTGACCGGGTGCGATATGTCCGGCGCATTCAATTGGAAACCGAAATGTATGAACTGTTTCGCAACGCCATGCGCATCATGCTGAATAAAATAAAGAACATGGACAAGAAGAAGCAGGTGGAGGACATCATTCGCTCCAACGATGGTGCCGGACACCATGACAAAATTCGCGAAATCATGCGAATCTGCCGAGAGATGGGCGAACCGTTCATCCAATTCACGGCGATGTCGGATGCCGTGCTGGACGCGTTCGGGTCCAGTTCCTCCGCATTCATGCGCTGCATTTCGGCCGAAAATCGGATTGAATACGGCGCGAAAACGTGCATGCGCACCGTGCACCCAGAACCGCACAAATGCAGCATCATTTTACCGCACAAAAACCTCATAAACGGAATCGATAACCGCACATTTTATTACGGTAAGTTGGCCGATGAGCTGCTGCGATACACGCGCATTCGACGCTTCCTCCTCTCGTCCTCATCATCGTTGACCTCGCTCATGCCGTTGAAATATGATTTGCACGAGGACGAAATCATTTTGATGCATTCGCAACTAGAGAATTATTTTGAACACCTGGAACCCGGCGCAGGGACCATCAACCGGTTTGTGCGATACAACACGTTTGACACCGCAAATCCCGAACTGAATCCCGGAGAAATTCCGTCCAATCAGTACGTGGCTCCAGCAGGCAATTTGGGGGGTGATTTGCCCAAAGAAACGACCGCTGAAAGGTTGTGTGCCCCCCTTGCGCTTAAACCGTTGGCGGGTGCCGCTGCACATTATTTCCCCAAGACCATGCAACAACTGGCATTCGACGGTGCCACGGGGGAGTGCACGTTCGAAGCATTCATTTCCATCATGAAGGAGAAAAACGCCGCATATGCTGGCATCGGCGTGCGCGAGCTGAAATCCATTCTGGTCAACAAATATGGGGAACTCATGCGCACGCACAAGGTGCAAATGATGAAATATTATCAGCACATCACCGCCAACCGCAACGTGCTGGCCTCCAACGTGCACGATTTCATCATGAACTCGTTCCATTACATGACGCATTTGGACCTGTGGATTTTGGCGCAGCATTTCCAAATCCCCATTGTGCTGATTGCGGGACAAATTCAGTATCCGTTGATTGAAAACCAACAGCCGGCGCTGGTGCTACACAGCGAACCCGTCATCGGGAATGTAAATGCAAATGCCAATTTTTACTACGTCATGACAATGGGGCGCGCTCGAGATGTTGCTCCCGTGTATCGGGTCATTCGCACCGGCGAAAATGAAATGAAATTCTCTCTTAGTCAGTGCACCAATGCCGCCTTTGTGCAACAGGTGGAAACTCAACTGGTTCGGGGGGTTGTCCCCGTTGCAGACTTTGTGGCAGCATATGTCCCAGCAGTTGTCAAAAAACGGGTCGGATTAAAGGCGGCCGAAGAGGGAGGGGATTAAAATTAAAGGATGCATTAAATGCTTTGAAATTCAAAGAATTTAAAAAAAATAAAATATGTAAGTGTATTATAACCCACACAATCAAATCATGCATTTTCATATCACTGCGCCCGAAGTTGAGCACGGGCTTGACATTGTTGGCCGGATTGCGGGCGGCGGCGCCATCAGCAACGGGGCCGAAGCGCTCAGCAACGGCATCTCCACCGTCGAGGACATTCACAATCACCAGTACGGTGGTGCCATTGTGCACGGCGTTGAAACCGTGTATCACGGCGCAGAGGCCATCATTGACGGCATGGGCGGCGACTGGCTTTAACGCCTTCTGCGCGTCATACTATTGTTGCGCCTTTTGTTCCGTTGCGTTTTGCTCTTCGCCCCTCCTTTTTTATGCAAATTCAAAGACAAATGGCGCGCATGATGTTTGCACAGTTCGGGTTTAACCTTGCACGCCGGGTTCCGTTTTGGAGACATCGGGTTGCAATTGCATTGCAAATACGGTTTCAACGATTGTCCTGGATGCTGCATTTGTCCCAACATTTGCGACATGACTGAATGCCCCATGCTCTGAATATTTACCTGTTTCAGTTTCGCGTGAATTGCATCATTTGCCACGTCAGCCATTTGACGCGCGCGTGCCAATTGTGCTGCACGCAACACCGGATTTGGTTCATCGTGCATCATGTATATTTGATTCGGGGGAATGGCATATGGTTTTCCAAACCGCGCGGCATATGCGGTTGCGTGATGTTTCAGCATTGGAACTGACACAGCGCATTTTGTCGGGTCCAATGCGCAACCAAGCACCAACTCATCCATTTCGCGCCTCATTTCAGCACCAGTGTTCTTGTGTATCATTGCATATTGCGACTTCATTCGTTTTGCCATTTTTCTGGGAGTGTCGGGTGAATCGGGTTCAGATGCTGCAGCTCGGGTTCGTTTGGGAGGGGACCTGGGGGAAAGGGGGTCCATGTTTACAATTGATGATTGATGATTGATGATTGATTATTGATGATTGATGATTGATTATTGATGATTGATTTAAAATAAAACAATATTAAATTTTTATTTTAAAGGAAGGGATTGTGCGTTTAATGTGGATAAAAAACATTTTTTTGCGCTAAAACCATTTTCATCATTAGTTGATTAGTTGGGTTGAACGCATTTAAAACCCAACATTGTAATTGTCTGCGCTGTGGCCCAAGTCCACCTTCTGAATGCTGCTCACATTGGACTCAATGGTCAGCTTCTCAAACGCGCACGCGCTCGTGTCCATGGCGGCCGAGCCCATCGCCTCCGCAATCTCCTCCTGCTCGTTCTGCGCCTGGAACGCCACGTCCTCCATCTTGGCAATCATCTGCTGCAAGTCCAGCATGACCTGGAAACTGCTGGTGCCGTAATACCCCTCCTGCCCGCACATGACGTTCGCCGAAATGCCGCGCATCTGGTCCAGCTCCGCATGGCGCGCCGCCTTCAGGAACATCTCCGGCGTCTCCTCAAACGACGCCTTGGCAATGGGCCCAATGTTGTCATTGTTAATTCCGTGCCTGAAAATGGACACCATGTTGGAACTGGCCGTCATGCGGTCGCACAGCAGGCTCAGGTGGTGGTAATTGATGTAAGTGCCGTCATTCTCAAACACGCCCGTCATCTCGGTCAACAGTGCCTCGCGCGCCGCCTCAATTCCCAGCACACTGTGTATCTCCTGAATGTCGTCGCTAATCGTGCGACGCACGTCAATGTAGTCCAGCGCCAGCACGTCCATCAGGTTGGTCCCCTTCGTGTCCAACACCCACGTCTCCTTCTTCACGTACGCACCGTCCTCCTTGTGCAGAGTGTCCATCAGCTTGCGCAGCGTCACCTTGCTGATGTTTTTCAGGCCGCGCAACACGATGTTGTTCATCAGCTGGTCCTGGAACGCCTTCAGCAGGTAAATCTTGTCCGACTGGTCCAGCGGGTTCTCCTTCGGCTTCAGCGGTTTCTTGCCGTTGATGTTGTTCATGCGCAGGCGGAACACCAGCTTGTCGGCGTTGTAGTCGGCGTAAATGCAGCTCACGTCGTCGCCGTGGCTGTTCTTAATGGCGAAGTGCACGTCGTCCATGGTGATGCGTTTGTCCAACATGGCCTCACGACTCATGACCATGCGGATAATCCACTTCGAACGCGCCGAATCATTGGGGTCGGCCTCTCCCTCCAAGTCTATGCCCGCGCACTCTTGCAACAGGCGCTGATACTCATAGTACTGCAACATCGTGCTGCGGTCCTCCTGAATGAGCGTGTTCAGGTCATCGGGGTCAAAGCAAATGGACACGCTGTCCACCAACTCGCTCAGCTGCGTCAACTCAATCTGCGCAATCAGCTCCTTGGCGCGCTCGCAATCGGTCTCCTCGTCCTTCTTCATGTAAATGGTCAGCGACGAGTTCTTCGGATTTTCGGTGATGGACAGCAACTCCTCAATGCGGGGCACACCGCGCGTCACATTCGCCTTCATGGCAACACCGCTGCCGGCTGTGTGAAATGTATCATAACAACCCATGCCGTTTTCAATGATGAATGTGCGTGTTTCTTCAACCGTGAAATCATACATCCATTCGGTCGGGTTTGGAATTTCTTCAATGCTGACAATTTTGTCAAAGCGAACGTCGGGGAATGGGTTGGTTCCAATGATTGCAGCCAGTTTTTTGCGATTCATGTTTGTGTGCACTTTTCCATTGTGCACAAATGTGGGAATGACATCATTCACTTCTGATGATTTGGTAGATGACTTTGCCATTTCATCCAATCGGGCCTGTTTACAATCAATGAACAAGCGCATTTCATTTGCAAATTTGACAGCACCATCTGATTTGATGCAAATGGTGTATCCTTGCAATATGTTTTTGCTACCACGATTGTTTGTTTCACATTTGGTTGGTTTGGATATTTTGCTGTAAATTCCAAATCCAAACCCCAAAATGCTTTGAATATTTTCAAGTAATTTTCTGGAAACACTATACGCGCTAATGTATTTTGTTTTTTTGTCAATTGCTCCATCTCCGCCGAAATAACCACTCAACACGCCGCGCATGAATTCTTTGTTCCCATTCAACAGTTCGGGATGAATGAATTTGTTGTCAGAACCCTTTCCACACAATGCATTCAATGTTTCAGTCAGCAGTTTTGAATAAATTCTCAAATCAGATGAGGTCCATCCATCCTGGTTTTTGTTTGAAACAACGTAATACTTCGTGGTGATGCCCCAACGAAGCATCAATGCATTGATGGGTTCAAAGAACCTCGCATCGTTGTTTGAAATTGATATTTGAGTTTTTGTGATGCATCCTTCTGCGCAATATGCCCCAATCAAATAACCGAACTCAAAATCGTATGGTATTTTTTCAGGAATTCTTGATTGTTTTCCTTTGTGTTTCGAATACACAATGCCTGTCTCAAATGATTGTTTTGTATTTGCACCTTTGCGACATTTTCCATTTGTTGCTTCAAGCAATGAGTCGCTTCTTGCATAAGGCACCACGAAATCAACGTTGGCATGATTTGCCCACCAGTTTCGTTCATGAGAATACGACAATGCCTTCATTATTTCACTCCCGAATGAATACTCTGATTTTTTCAAAATGATAGACACATCAAACGAATCGTTTTCGGGCATTTCAAATGCCTTCTGATTAATCGGAATGTAATCTCCGACCTTGAGGTCTGAACCATTTGTTGCAGCCAATTGGTTCTTGGCATCAATGGATAAGAATGATTTTGCCTTCGTTGCAATGACTTGTCTCCCATCTTCGGTCGTGACTCGTAGCACAGTGTTTGTTCCATCCACATTCACAACCGGGTGGCGCGTGACTGCTTCAACGCGTTTCCAACTCGTGATGCCGAATGCATCAACTGATGGAATAAACACATCTTCATCCGCATTGATGTATCCAAGCTTTGTGTCATTTGGATGGTTTTCCATGCGTTCTGCCTTTTCAATGTATTGGTCGATATATTCTCCGATTTGACAGACTTTGATTTGCCCATTGATTTTCAACAGTATGCGCGTGTCGTATGATACACTGTTGAGCGTCAGCTGTGTGGTGGGCTCACCAATGCTCTGGGCGCTAATCATGCCGACCATTTCACCCGGCGCAATGAGCGAGTTCTTGTATTTCAGCACAATCATTTCCAGCAGCACGGTCAGCGCCTTCTTGTTGAAGCGCTTCACCATGAGCAGGTCCTTCGGCGACAGGTAGTAGAAGTACATCACCTTGAACAGCTGCGTCGGCGCGCAGTAGTGCATGTTTTCCAGGCGCTTATACGCTGCCTCAATCATGGTGAACGCCTCCAAGGGCGTGATGTCCACAATGGAATTGTTGTTGATTTGCTGCAGGCCCTTGACATTGTTAATGGTGTGGGCGAATGCCACTGGCAAGAACACACGGTCATTGTTCTTATTGCGAAACACGCGCTGGATAATTTCCTCGCGCTGCTCAATCATAAAGTCAATCCACTGCTTGCATTTGGCATCGTTCTCGGCCTTCTGCTTCTTCATGCGCGAAATGACGCCCTTGGTGAATGCCGCCGTGAACACCACGTCCTTCGGGTCGCTGCTCGGCATGTGGTAGTGCGCGTAAATCTCGTCCAGACCCAGGTTCACCAGCGGTACAACCTGGCTCTCCACTTTGACGGGGTCAATGCCGTCCTCGCCGTAGCTGAACTGAATGACGCGGCTCTTGTTGTTGCGCACCGTCATGTCGTACTCAATCTTCAAATCCTCCATTCCCTTGATGAGTCGGCGCTGGATATATCCAGTCGACGAAGTGTCGCGCACTTGGAGTCCATTCGCCAGGCCAAAGTTGAGCGTGGTTGGAATGGTCAAATCATACATCTTGGGGTGAAGCGCGGGGTCAACTGATTCAATGCTGACGATTGCATCCAGAACCACGTCATTGTGCTGCTGCACCTTATTCAATGCAGACGTCCAACGAATGGATTTGAGACGTTCATTTTTCTCCTCATGCAACAAGTCAATCTGGTCTGCAAACAGCTGGCCGTTGGTTGAACGGATTATTAATGTGGTCGGTGCAGCTGGTTCAACTGGCAAACATATATCGGCATGCACCCCTAATCTTGCGCATATAAATGCCAAGTCCTCAATGAACTGAATATTGCTAGAAGATGTTTCAATTGCATCGGCATTGATTGTTCCGTGCACTGAGAAATAACCACTCAATATGCCTTTGATGAATTCTACACTGGCAACATAAGCATGTGGCGGAATGTTGTTGATTTCCAGATTAACGTCTGCTCCAACCAACAATCCAGCCTCATAATCCAATTTGGATTCAACTTCAAGTGCAGAACACCCACTCACTTTCTTTGCCACTGGCACGAAATCGCCAACCTTGATTTCATCCGTGTATTTCTCACGAAACTGACCCAGTTCCGCATTCCACACCAGTAGCGATTTGTTTGCGGTGACGGTAACATAGCGCCCAGCGTGAGTCGTGATCTTGTACAATTTGTCTCCAGGGTCGTGTCTCGTGACTGCACTCACCGTTTCCCAAGACACATGTCCATCATAGTCCATTGTCACAATCTTGACGGGATGTTCAAGCTCCATGTATTCCATGTTTTGCTCCGTCATGCGCTGCACTGATGAGGACGACGAAATGTGTGCATCAATCCATTCGCCAATTTTGACGTATTTGGGCTCATCGTTTTCAACGACAACCACGGGCGTTTCCCATGTCACTGATTTCACAGCGGTGTCAATGAGACCCACGCGACCACCCATGGCGTGAAAGAAGAGCTCCTCCGGCGTCAACCCTGAGATGAAGGAGTTCTCCACGAAGCCGCGCGCGCCCGGGGAGTCGTCGTATTTCGTGAAGTGCGGCAGCGTGCGGTTCTCAAACCCGTAGGGGATGCGCTTGCCGTCAATGAGCTGCTGTCCGAGGCACGCAATCATCTGCGAAATGTTCAAATCGCTGCCCTTGGAACCCGCCTTGACCATGGTGACGAAGCGGTTGTCCTTGTCCAAGCTCTTCAACCCGATTTTGCCCGAATCAAGCGTGGCCTTGTTCAAAATATTGGTCACCTTGAACTCAAACTCGTCCTCGTTGGTGTTGCCCGTCGCATTTTCAAAGATGCCGAGGTACGTCTGGTCAATCAGGTTCTTCACCTCCTTCTTCTTTGAAGTGATAGACTCCGCAATTTGCTCGTTCGTGCTGCGATTGGCAATCAAGTCGCTGATGCCGACGCTGTAAGCGCTGCCCTTCATGTACTCCGTGACGATGTTCTGCAGATTGTCGATGAAGTCTGCGGCAGCCATGTTGCCGAAGTCGTTGCAGGTGCGCGTGATGAGCCCGTTGCTGCCTCCGCCGAGCACGTCCTTGTCGAGCTGCCCGCGCAAATACTTGCCGTCCACGATTTCCAACACACCCGCCGAGGTGGCAAAGTCGTCGTTTTCGCCGAAGCCCTTGGTCTTGTATTTCATTGTCATTGACGGCATAATCTGCGACAGAATCTGAAAGCTGCTGATGCGGTCCGCGTGTGCCGCAAAGAGCCCCTCGTTGACACCGTTATACGCCATCAGCAGGTTCATGGCATCGCGCGGCGTGAACGACACGCCCGGGCGGGTCAAACGGTATGACCCCAGCAGTGAGTCCTGGAAAATGCCGATGATGGACTGGTTTTTCGCAGGACTGATGATTTGGTAAGGCACGGCTGCCAGATTCTTCAGCTCCGCCTCCGCCTCCTCGTCCTGCGGCATGTGCATGTTCATTTCATCGCCGTCAAAATCGGCATTGTAGGGCTTGGTGTCGCCAACGTTCATGCGAAACGTGTCGCCCTGATACATGATGCGCGCAATGTGGCACATCATGCTCATGCGATGCAGCGTGGGCTGACGGTTGAACAGCACGCCGTCGCCGTCCATTATGTGGCGGTGCACGATGTCGCCGTTGTAAAGCACAATGTTGTCGCGGTCGGCGTATCTCAGCGAAATGTTCTCGCCACCCTTGCGCTCCAGAATCTTCGCTCCAGGGTACTCCTCCGGTCCGTTGCGCACCAGTTTGGTCAACATGCGACGGTTCATGTCGTTCACCACCACCGGCTTCGTGATGTTCTTCGCGATTTTCAGCGGGACACCGAGCTCTCGAATCGACAAATTGGGGTCGGGCGTGATGACGGAACGCGCCGAAAAGTCCACGCGCTTGCCCATGAGGTTGCCGCGCACACGGCCGCCCTTGCCGTTCAAACGCTCCTTAATGGACTTGAGCGGACGGCCAGAACGCTGAGCCACCGGCGCCGCGCCCGGAATGTTGTTGTCCACCAGTGTGGCGCAATAATACTGCAGCACCGTGTGCCAGTCGGAAATGATGTTGGCCTGTACTCCGTCCCGTATTTTCTCCTGCAGCGTTTTGTTTGTCTTGACGATGTTCACTATGATGTGCGTCAGATCGTCCTCGCTGCGCTGGGCGCCGTCCATTTTGATGGAGGGACGCACCGCTGGCGGAGGAACCGCCAACACCTGGCAAATCATCCAATCGGGGCGTGAAAATGTGGGACTGAATCCCATGAACGACACGTCGTCGTCGCTGATCCTGCGAAATATCTTCAGAACAATGTCTGGGGTGAGTTGCATGTTCATTTTTTTGGCATCCTCGTCGGACATGCCTTTGACGCCGTCGCTTTCCCACTCAGCAATCAATGTGGCCAAATTCTCTTTTCTGATTTTTTTGGGCATGAGACAGCCGCATCCGTCTTCATTGTCATCGCCGCACCGCCTGACTTTGCTCGCCACGCCAAACACGTAGGCCCAGCGCTCATCGGGCAGCATCTTTAACGCCTGCTTGTGCGCATCCTTGTTAATCAGCAACTTGCTGCATTTCAGGCACACGCATCTCAGAATCTTGTGCACTGTGGCCAAATGCTGGTAATAAAACACCGGCGCTGCCAATTCAATGCGACCAAAATAACCCGGCGTGTTCATGTAGTCCAGTCCGTCCGTGGGACAAAGCATGCCCGGTTCGGACACGCCCATGTACGGACAAAACAATCCACCGATGACGGGTTTGTTTCCAACAAACGTGTCGCGACTCGTAATTTCCGTGACCGACCCTTTTCTTATTTCTTCGGGAGACAGCATGCTAAACTGAATGCCCACAATTTTTGATACACGAGGTTTGTTTGCCATTGTTGCCATTGTATTGATTGATTGATGTCGGTGTGTCTTTAAAATGATAGAAGCCTCCTTATACTAACTAAATAATATTTAGATTGTTTTTGCAATCAATTTTTATTGAAATTCATTTCGGATGGTCTGGATTTGCATTATTATTTCATTCCATTATGACAATTAAAAAAAAAATTGAAAACAGCAAATGAAATATAAACACAATGCACTGACATACAAGAAGCAACAAGAAGCAACAAGAACAACTCAAACGATGCCCATCAACATTTCAACCATTCCGAAGAAGAAGGCTACCGCCACCGCCACCAAATCAAAGAAGCAAGACGATGCCACTCGGGTTTATAAAAGCAGTTCAAACAATCCCCCGAATGCGCCTCACCCCCCGTCATCACCGGAAAGCGATGCCACTGACAATGAACACGAAAATGAAGTGGTCGTGACTGCTGGTGCTGCTGGCGCTGGCGCTGACACTGTTGCCGCTGACACTGTTGGTGGTGGTGCTGTTGTAGAAGAACCAAAGAGCAAAACCTCCCCCACCAAAAAAGGCAAAGGCGGCAAGGATTCATATGACCGGTTGGAAGTGAATCGCCTGTTGTCTGATTTGTTCCCATCGAAGTACATGGAAGAGAAGGTCAAACAGCTGGAAGTCTCATCAAAAAGAAAATCAACGAGGAAATCTGCTACCACAACTGCTTCTGAAATCCAAGCTGACATCACCGCGCAAGCTGATCCCATCGCACAAGCCATCATTGACACTGCATTTTCAGCCACAAGCACAAGCATGAGTCCCATCGAATCAAATGGCGCAAATGCATTCATCACCCCACCTGCCACACCATCGAAGGAACCAACTGCGCCGAATGCACCCAAAAAACCTATCGCGGCATCAAGCGCAGCAGTGTCAAGCGCAGCAGTGTCAAGCGCAGCAGTGTCAAGCGCAGCAGTGTCAAAAAGGAATGAAAAGAAAGAAAAGCCAGAGAAGCAAAAGCAAAACTTCAACATCATCATACATGTTGAACCAAAGGCCAAATCAAATGAGCCGCAGACCGACATATCAAAGCGGCTCGATTTTGGGTCTGCTGCCTCTGCCTCTGCCTCTGCCGCCGCCAAGAAAAAAAGCATCATTCCTGTCGACGAAGAAGTCAATGACGAAGATGACAGCGATGAGGACTACGTTCCCGGGGATTCTGAAGATGAGTCTTACGATGACGACGATGAATACTTCGATGACGAGGACGATGAGTATGATGATGACAGCTACTATTCATCGTCGTCTGACAGCGATGAGGAGGAGTTCAATGCAGCCGAAATGGAGGCCAAGCAGCAGAAATTCATCGAGGAAATGAAAATGCTGCAATCGTTGCGCGCAACCTACGAAGAAATGCTCGAAAAGGACAAAACCAACCGGATTGTGGCAAATCAGCTGAAAACACTCCGGCAATCCGAGGATAAAATCAGGCAGGAACTCGACGATTTGACGCACAAGCAAAAGTGCTCCAATTCCAAGAAGTTCCGCAAATTGCTGCGCAAGAAGAACTCAACCAATGACCTGGAATACTTCAAAAAAAACCTGACAATTCAGCAGCAGCGCGCGCTCATTGACGAATTGAATGAAGTCGCCAAGGTCACCGCAATTGAGAAGCCATACAAACTGACACTGCTGGAATCCGACATCCCGCGCGACATGAAGGCAGTTGCAATCCGCAAGGTTGGCATGCTGCACTACATGGAACCCGGATGCGGCGAATACTGCAAGCTCAAGAACTGGGTGGATGCGTTCATGCAAATTCCGTTCGGCAAAAACAAAACGCTGCCGTTGACCATCGCGGACGGCGTAGACCGATGCCACGACTTCATGACTGCAGCCAAAACTCGACTCGACACCGCAGTATACGGCCTGAATGACGCCAAGATGCAAATCATGCAGATGGTCGGGCAATGGATTGCCAATCCCGCCGCAATTGGCACTGCTGTCGCCATTCACGGACCACCCGGCACGGGAAAGACGTCGCTCGTCAAGGAAGGCATCAGCAAGATTCTGGGTCGTGATTTCGCATTCATTGCGCTCGGTGGCGCCACTGACAGCAGCTTCCTGGAGGGACACTCCTACACATACGAGGGCAGCATGTGGGGCAAAATCGTGGACATTCTGATTCGTTGCAAATCCAGCAATCCCGTCATTTACTTTGACGAGCTGGACAAAATCAGCGAGACGTCCAAGGGCGAGGAAATCGTCGGCATTCTGACCCACTTGACAGACACATCGCAGAATTCGCAGTTCCACGACAAGTACTTTTCGGAGGTGGCGTTTGACCTCAGCAAGTGCTTGTTCATCTTCAGCTACAACGACGAGAGCCGCGTGAATCCCGTGCTGCTGGACCGCATGTACAAAATCCGGACGACGGGCTACGGCACCAAGGACAAGACGTTCATTGCACAGAACCATCTGATTCCGCGCATTCGCAGCGAGGTCGCGTTCGCAGAGGGCGACATCGTCATTCCCGATTCCGTGATAGAATACCTCGTGGAAAATCACACGCACAAGGAAGCAGGCGTGCGCAACCTGAAGCGCTGCTTGGAAATCATTTACACGAAGCTGAACCTGTATCGCCTCATGCGCCCCGGCACGCAGCTGTTTGAAGACACGGAGCAGTTGCTGGAGGTGTCATTCCCTTACACGGTTAATCGCGAGGTGGTGGACAAGCTGATTAAAAAGGGCGACACCGACCGTCCCAACATCAACATGTACCTGTAGAATGAATGACATGAATGAATGACATGAAATGAATTGATTTAGTAAAATTTAGTAAAAATATAAACTTTTTTTATATTTTAACATTTTAACATTTTTAACATTAAAATATTGTCAAATGTTATAACATTCAATAACACACACACCAACACACCAACACACCAACAAACGATGCCACACACCACCAGCCCAATCAACATATTCGCCAAGACCAAGTGGAATGGACCTGATGTCCACAAGGAGTTATCGAAGTCGCGTAAGAGGCAGGGACTCATGCATTTTGACCCGAATGCCAGTTGGAATAGAGACCCAATTGTTCCCATGCATTTTGACCCCAGCGCAAGTTGGAATTCCAACACCGCATCGGATATGATGCATCGGAGGGACCTCTTGATGCCACAATATGCATTCAGGGGAGGACCCCAACCGGCGACTTTTGTGCATGGATTTTATGACCGTCCCGCTTTAAACCCTTCGGTGCAAGCGTTTGTGCCTGCTGTGCCGGTTCGGTCTCATACTAGGCGGAGATGTTTTAAATGTGGTTCCACTGGACATGTGCAACGCAATTGCCCGAATAGAGGAGGGAAGAGCCGAAAACACAACAAAGGCCGCAAGGGACGCAAAACTCGCAGAAATTAAACGGTTTACTGTTGCTGCTGTGGCGTTGGCATTGGCTGAACATTTCCCTTGGACTCGCGGTCTAAAAATTTGGACCGATTGTCCAAATTGGCATCATATCCTGCATAACTGGAATACTGCGTGTTGGTTTCATTGGGATACACTCCAACCTTGTCGCCTTTGTTTCCGTGAATGTATTCGTTTGGAGGATTGTTGACTGCTGTCATGCTAGGGGGTAATTTATTAGATGATTTGCCATTGTATGCAGTTGTTCCTGCAGCGGGCATGGCATGGCTAGATGCTGGTCCAGATGCGGACGACCCAGATGCTGAACCAGATGCCACCATGTTCGCCAATCCAAACATCAGCGTGAAAAACACCAAAAATGGGATGGCTACCAGTATCCATGCCACGGTTTTGTAGCCATTGGCGCACAAGGAGTTCAGCACCCATGTCCAAAACAGGAACCACATGATTTTCAGAACGAACACATAGGTTGTGTTTTGCACCGGGCAAGACACCTGCCCCACGCAATACACTTTTGTGTTTTGGAGATTTTGAAACCAGGCTATTAAGAGCGCTGCCAATGAAATGACGAGATACGTCAACGCCGGAGCGCACAGGGTTGAAGACGCATACGATGCAGTTGGTGCGGTGGTGTTCATATTTATATTTATGATTGTTATAACATTTATAAATATTTTTATTAAATCATTGTGCATACATAGCATCAATTCATTTCCTAAACAATGCCGACACCACGCTCCAATTCACGTTCGCTAAATACACCTCCTGGTATTTCGCAACGTTCAGACCGAACTGGCACAAAAAGGCGTGCTCCCACATGTCCATCACCAGCAACAAATCTACATCCACCAGCTCCCCGATGTTGAATTCGTTGATCCACAGGTTCATCAATCGACCTGTGCGTCGGTCACGCGACAGGGCAACAAACCCGACACCCGGGATGCTTCCCGTCTGCATGAAGTTTTTTTTCCAGGCGGCAAACGAGCCGAATGATGCGTTAATGGCCTCGCGCAGGCCGTGCTCCATGTGTTCCACGCCCGCATTCTCTCCGCACATGCCGCCAAAATACAGCTCGTGCAGCCGCATGCCGTTGAAAAAGAAGGAGAACTCTTTTTGCAGGCCGCTATACGTCACCATGTCGGTCACTCCCGCGCCTTTGTAAGTGGCCTCCATTTTTTGGAGCGATGCATTGGTCGCACCCACCAGCTGCTCATACAGTTTGAAATGGATTTTCATGAGGTCGTCGTCGATTCCCTTAACCTTGCCGAGCAAGTGAGAGAAATCCATGGGGACATATTTTTTGGAGGAGGAAGAGGCACGAGGGGCGCGTTTTCGTGTTGTTGCGGGCATTGACAATCGATGAGTTATTTATATAATTTACAATTATTAAATTATATATAAAATCCGGCATGTGGGGTCTTTAAAACTCGGTGCTCAATGTGCGATTTCCGCCGCGCTCGTTCAAATAGTCCCACTGCTTTTGGCTGGTGCAGACGCAGCCGGTGCTGGAGGAGTAGTAGCTCGGGCAGCACTCGGGCTTCACCTGATTGTCGGCAAAAATGAGGAGTTCACCGGGTGGCAGGGGAATGGGGCCGCCCTTGTAGTACTGACCCGACTTGGTGTTGTCCTGGTTGCCCACATTTTTCGCATAATTGCGCGCCGCGTTCTCCCAACCTCCGCGGGGAAGCCCGGAATCCATTTGGTAATTGATGGGAGCGCCGTAGTCGTCCGAACCCAGCTGCTGCGTAAAAGCCTCCTTAATCGCGCTTCCCACATTGGACGGCATGCCGTCCACGGAAAACGAAGTGCAGCTGCAGAACAAATGAGCTCCTAAAATTATGCCAATGACCACAAACAGCGCAATCAGCTCAATGCGTGCATGATATCCGAGAACTTTTAATTCCATTTTCTTATGACAGAAGGGTGTATTGAATTTACGATTATATATATTAAAAATATAAATATTTTTTTGTCATAATCATTTCCTCCTAAACTCAATCTCAGATTTGGATTAGATTGGATTGGTTAAGATGGAACCAGCGATAGGCCCTGGATGTGCATGGTTTCGGCCAAGAAGTGCGCAATAATGCCCATCGGCACAGCAATTCCAATGTAAATGGCAGTCAGAACTGTCACTGTGGCGGTTGCAGCTATCAATGCGGGAATTCCAAACGGGCCGAATGCCGTCGCAATCGCCACTGCAATCCAAAGCGCCACAATCGCGGCCGCCATCGCAATCAGAATGATGACAATTATTTCGTAAACGGATTTCAAGCCGGACTGTATGGAGTCATATGTTCCATACAAGGTGTATAGCGAGGCTGTCATGAGGCCTTGGATTTTACCCATCATGTCGCGCGCGCTCAATAAGAGTCCGACCACCGGTTGCATGACATTCAGCACGCGACTCATAATGTCGGCAATGATGGATGACAGCGCATCCCGAATGTTTTTAATCAATGTGCGCAGGTCATTCAGCGCATTTGCGATTCCGTGTATGGTGCTCATTGCAACCGACTGCGTGTAATACAGCGGCTCCATGAAATCGGATGAAATGGCTTTCAACTCGTTTTGCACGCAATACTCGAAATTCGTTGCCGTGTAGGCGTCCTTTGTCATGCCGGTCGGCTTCATGATGAAGCCCGCAAATGGAATGTATGCCGGATTGCACCGAAGTTGAATCCAATTGGTGCGAACCAAATTCAAATTCGACCGAATTTTCAAATACGCTCCCGCGCAACAGTATAAAAAAATTATAATAGTGGTCCACAGTATGGCATGAACAAAATCGTCGTGCGTTTTATTCGTGTACAAGTATTTCAACCACGCCAGGCGTGCTGGGTCGGGTTCCATCTCTCAAAAATGCTCTTATTATTAAATGTCATTATTTGTTTTTTCGGTTTTGTGCAAAACAAATAACAATAACACAACCCATGCCACCCCTCCTCCGCCTAAAGCCCGACCAAATCCTAAATGGCGCGCACGGTTTTGCCAATTGGGCCAGCCCACATGTTTTGCGTGGTTTGCAAACTGGTGTCCAACGTGTACATCATGGTGGTCATGATGCCGATGTTTTTGGCCATCATGTCCTTGATTTTGATGACCATGAGTTGTATCTGGGTCAGCATGTTCAGAAACACGCCGAAAATGTTTTGAATGCTGCCCGTCAAATTGACTCTAAAATTGTTCATAAATTGGCGGACATCGTTCAAACTGGACGACAGGCCGCCAATGCTGCTTGTTATTCCCGACATCAAATAATTGGCCGGTTCCATCAAAACCGTCATGTAGCTGGACTGCATGGAGTGGATGCACTGTTGAAAATTGGTTTCAGTGTCGTACCCGAAAAACGATGCAAACATCATGTAATTGGCGCTGCATTTATACAACGGCCAATTGTTTTTAATGTTCTTAATGAAAATAAGGAGAGATATGCCAAGGTCCAGACCCACGTAATATGCTATAATTAAACACACTTGCATATACGTTGTTCCTTTGGATGGCGGGGCAAATCCGAAGTGGTCTGCGATTGCGGATGCTGACAACACTGCTTCATTCAATGCGTCCCCTGCTCCTCCTGCTCCTAATCCAGCGTTTGCTCCTTCTTCTTCTGATGGTTGTTCCATTTGTTGTTATTGTATGGTTTATGATTATCACTACTATAAAAACCAAATATAATTTTATTTTGCATTTGGTTTTATTATTTTCAATGCGCTACACAACACGAAAGTTCGATGGCGCGGCTTTGGTGTTATCGTATGTGGCCTGCGTGGATGCGGTCATTCCTCCATGATTGAGTTTCACACTGGCTGCATTTGCACTTGCACTGTTTGCTCCTGAAAATTGTGGAACTGTCGTCACAGGTATAGGGGGTGGGCTTGGGGTTGCATTTCCATTTGCTACATTTGCAATTAATGCACTGGGTGTTAGGGATGTGGTCAAACCACCACGTTTGCTACGATTGGAACGCTTGGATTTGGATCGATTAGATTTGGATCGCTTGGTTCGATTAGATTTGGATCGCTTAGATTTGGATCGCTTAGATTTGGATCGCTTGATTCGCTTAGATTTGGATCGCTTGGAACGCTTGGAACGCTTATTGCCTCCCTTATGGCCGGACTGGGTCAACACCAGTTTATTGTGAATCGCACTTTGTTGTTGGTTGGCTGCAATTATGTTGGAAGAGGTTGCCGTGGGAACCGTGGCAGGCGTGGCTGCATCGCTAGATGGAGGCACAACGGTTGCTTTCATTAACTGATTCCCATATGGATTTGGATTGGGGGTGGACGTAGGTTTAGCAGTTATTTCCACCATTGTGTTCGATTCTGTGCTATGCACTATACCAACATTTTTTTATTCGCGTTGCATTATTCAGATTATTATATTATCATATTTTACTCACACGCGCAACCACCAAACACCCCCACAACCCAACACGAACATGAATAGCATGGACCGCCTCCAGTTGGAGAAAATGATTCAGGCAAACGATGCCGCTGACAACACGGAACAAATACGCGAACTGCGACACAGCATGCGCATCCACGAGGATGTCGCAACCCTCCTCAAGTTGAAGCACGATTACGCGCGCCTCGCCAAAACCAATCCTGAACAGTTTGACATGATGTGCGTGAACCGCTGCGCCTTTTTGTTCAACACGTACACCGACATTTTCAACAAGGTCAAAAAGGATGAAATTGATTTGACTATTTTAGGGCGCTTGTTGGGCGTGCTAAAAATGATTGAAGACGGAACGGTGGGGCAACATGAAGCCTCGGTTGAAGTCGGCAAACTGCTCAAACAAATTTACATTGACAGCGCTCTGAAGAAATCCGACAAATTGGACAAACAGCATTCGGGGTCGGGGTCCGAGTCTTTGCCCGCTCCCAAAAAAATATCATGGAAACAATACAAAGCGGCCCCCGTCCTGCCATGAAACTGGCATTCAATAAAATGTTTTAAACATGCACCATGCACCATGCACCATGCACCATGCACGATTATAAATCATTGTGCAAAATCAATATAAAATATACAATGCAATGCATTGTATGTGTTCATAAACATATGTCAAGAAATAAAAATAAAATTCTGCTCATCGTGGAATCTCCCGCCAAATGCGGCACCATTGTCTCTCATCTGGGCGCCGACAAATACGTGTGCGTGGCCACGTTCGGGCACTTGCGAGAGCTGACCGGGCTGCAGGACATTGACACCACATTCGCCGCCGTGCCCCAGTTCCACAACGTGGACACCAAGCAGTCCCAAATCGAAAAAATTCGGGCGCTCATTGGGGAGTGCAAAGAAACGTATCTCATGACGGACAACGACCGCGAAGGCGCCGGCATTGCGTACCACGTGTGCTGCCTGTTCGGCCTCCCCGTTGCCACCACCAAGCGCATCGTGTTCAACGAAATCACCAAACCCGCGCTGGAGCGCGCCATCCAATCACCGCAGCTGCTCAACATGCACGCGGTGCACGCGCAAATCGCCCGCCAGGCGCTGGACATGCTCGTCGGATTCAAAATCACGCCCACGCTGTGGAGCCACGTGGCTGGCTCGTCCCTCTCAGCGGGGCGCTGTCAGACACCGGCCCTGCGCCTCATTTACGACAACCAGCGCGCCATTGATGCCGCAGCCGAGGGCACCATTGTGTATGAAACAGTGGGCTATTTCACCAAAATGAATTTGAAATACGAGCTGAGCAAAGGGCACGCTGCTGCCGAAGCCTGCTCCGCATTCCTGCTGGCATCCGCCGAATTTCAGCACGTCATTCGTGCGCCCGAGGTGCGCCCGTTTTCAAAGCCAGCGCCGTTGCCGTTGACCACGTGCGCATTGCAGCAGCAGGCCAGCAACGAACTGAACCTGTCCCCCGCCGACACCATGCTGGCGTGTCAGCATTTGTATGAGGGAGGATACATCACGTATCCGAGGACCGACAGCCGCACATACTCGGTGCCGTTCTTAGAACACGCCCACGCCTACATCTGCGAAACATGGGGCGATAAATACGTCGCTGCTGCCACTGATGATGCCACCACTGATGCAACCAATGACAAACCTAAGAAACGCATTGTGGTGAAACGAAAAAAGGCAGCCACTGTGGTGGATGACATAAAGGAAAAAGAAAAGGAAGAACCCGATCCCGAAGTTTTGAATGATGTCAAGCCGCAAGAAGCCCACGAAGCGGTCCACGTCACGTCGCTGCACTGCGTCGCCGTGCCGGACACCATGACCCCCAAAGAACAACGCCTGTATCGCATGATTTGGCGCCACTCCGCCGAAAGTTGCATGGCGCCGTGCTCAGGAAAGACGCTGACCTCCTGCATAACCGCTCCCGAAGGACGGGAATACCGGCACTCCGTGGAACGCACCGAGTTTGCGGGCTGGCGCATTGTCGCCGCCAACAATTCCAAAAATGCCGCGGCCAATGACGCGACCAATTGCTGGGCTCTGCTGCAAGCGGTTGCCCCGGATTCCGGCATAAAGTATAATAAATTGCAGTCCCGCATGAACATCCGCGAACTGAAGTCGCACTACTCGGAGGCGTCCCTCGTCAGCCTGCTGGAAGACCGCGGCATCGGGCGCCCCTCCACCTTTTCCAGCCTCGTGCACAAAATACAGGAGCGCGGGTACGTTGCAAAGCAGGACGTGTCCGGTCGGCGCGTCAGTTGCATTAACTACGACCTGGATGGCGGCGTCCTGACCCAGACTGTCGAAGAACGCGAATTCGGCAACGAGAAAAACCGCTTGGTCATCACGCCGCTGGGTAATATAGTAATCGAATTCTTGTACGCCCATTTCGCCGAGCTGTTTGATTACGATTACACCAAGCGCATGGAGCAGCAGCTGGACCATGTGTCGTCGGGCGAAAAACGGTGGGGCAATGTGTGCGGCGACTGCCTGTCGTGCGTGGACCGCTTGCTTGCTACTTTAAATTCCAAACAGCTGTCCAAATGCGCCATTCCGCTGGGCGACGGACTCCACGAATTCATCATGGGGAAATACGGCCCCCTCATTCGCAGCATCAACAAAGACGCGCTGCACCCCGTTCGCAAGGACATCGAAATCGATTACGCCAAACTGCGTCGAGGAGAATACACCCTGGCGGAACTTGTTTCAAGCGATAATGGTGGCAGCAATGGCACAAAATCTCTCTCCAAACTACTCGGAAAATACAACGGGTCCGACCTGTTTCTACGCACCGGAAAATACGGGCCTTATTTGACATGGGGCGACCAAAAACAGTCGCTGACACACTTGAAAGCGCAGTGCGCCAATGTCATGAACGTGGATGAAGTGCCGTGCTCGTACGATGATGCAGTGCGTTGCATTGAATCATCATCATCCTCCTCTGCCTCCTCTGCCTCCTCTGCCTCCTCTGCCTCCTCTGCCTCCTCTGCATCTCTTACATCCACTAATCCGGCCATTTTGCGCGAAATCAATCCCCACGCCAGCGTGCGCACTGGACAATACGGCCCTTATATTTATTACAAAAATCCAAAAATGAAGACACCCGCGTTTGTCTCCCTTCGCGGGTTCAAAGATGACTGGAAAACATGCGACCTGCGTTTGTTGGACGCATGGTCCACCACCACCCCCGTGAAAAATAAAAAACAATAACTGAAATAAAACCCAATGAACCACTGAAAATGAAACTGCATTCATTCATTGTGACGTGTAAGGAATGCGCAATGTTTTGGACCGCGCAATCTCGTCGCGATAGCAGTACAACACAATTGTAAAATTGAAATTCTGTCCGCCAAAATCCACCAGCACACCGTCATGGTACCTGAACCTGAATTTTAATTTGCTCAACTTGTCCAATGGGGGGAAAAATGCAGTGGAACCCGCAAACTGGTCCGACGGTTCATTCGTGTACAGAAAATCCACCAACGACACTATTTTGGTGGGCTTTTCTATAATCGGAAGTTTAGCAAATGCCGAATTCATAATGCCGTTGTAATCGTTTCGCCTGCCACTGTTGGTCTGTTCAGAATAGGGCTGCATTTCATCAATGTAGTTGTATTTGTCCATTTCCATATAGATGGAAGAATCACCATTCAGGCTGGGCGGGTTCGGCGGAATCAGCACATAGCCCGTGCCGCCACTCGACACGGGCAACCACTCGTATCCCAGCGTGGACGAACTCGTGTTCTTGTAATAAACGCTTTGACCGCCGTTGACTGCGCTGGCCGTTGCGGTGTTCGCGCTTTGGGTGCTTGCTTTCGACCCGCACTGGTCCTTCGAGTATTTGACAAATCCGACGTTGTATCCCAGTCCCCAATTTGCGTACTGATTCCAACGAATGATGGCACTCGGTTGCGCCGTTTGCGGTTGCAGAGGAGGGCACGACGAATAACAGGGCTCGCTGTCATAGGATTCCGGGGCATCGTAAATGAACGTGAATGGGTCGGCCGTGTTCCCAAACAGCAACCTCTGTCGGACTTCGTCATAAAACACCTTAAAATTGGCATACGTTGATGACCCTATTTTGGTTCGCACAGCCAAATTCATTTTGTTTTGCATCTCGGTGGCCAGCTGCTCTGGGCCATAAAACCCAGATTCGATGGTTATCGTGAGTGGTCCAGTTCCGTTGTATCCACTGGTTATGGTCGCGGAGAACGTGATTTTGGTGTTTTGATTCTCATTTGAAAAGGTGTTGTAATAAATCGGGAAACTGTACTGCACCAGCGCAATCGCTTCCACGTTGGTGTAAGTTTGCGGCAACTGCAGCTCGAAATGATTGGAATTGGGCCATTTGTTCACGTCGCGGTCTTCCGAATGCACCGTCAGCAGCTTGCGGTCAATCGAATACGTTTGCTCCCTCGGAATGAGAGGATGGTCACTTTTTAGCACATACTTGCTCATTTTAATTACTATATGTCAATATTAAATCAAATGCTATTAAATTCAATGTTGTCTTAAATGTTTATATTCATTTTTTAAAAATATCTAACCTTTATTATAGTGAATATAGTGCAACATAAGCGACGCAATAATGGAACCAACATCTACATCTCCTCAATCATTTAGATTGCATGACATGTTGAAAACCTTGTTGTTTTTCCCAATTGCCGGATTTTTAATTAAACTCATCATGGATTCTGCAACCAACAACAGCATGACCGCAACTTCTTCCATCATCATGAATTCATGCATTGTGTTGTATTTAGCATGCTTATTGTTGGCATTGGGAACATTGCCCGATGGCATCCAACAATGGCACCCTTATTTGTCCCCCATTGCCATCGGGTTGCTGTTTGGCATCTACATTGCATACATCATTTTGTATTCCAAATACTATCAGATCATCAACAACAATCTGGTGAACTGGAGCGGAATTCAGTCCGTCGCCACATGGTTGACCTTACTGGAAATCGCAGCTGTCGGCAACTACGTTTTTAATTTGATTGCGTCCGAAAATGCTCCAAAGACACTGGTTTGCATTCTCATTCTAATTGTGCTGCACCTAATGGTGTTGATTGATGCCTACGTTTGCATGACCACCCGTCCAACCGATGACGCCATGACTGCTAAACCAACCACCACCCCAACTTCGGGTGCCACTGTCGTTGATGACACTGCGACCGCCTAAAACACCCCATGCATGAGATGATGATGGCTGTTGTTGTTAAACGAGGTGCGCATCAGCAGCACGAAAATGCCCAGCGTCAACAAAAAACTGATGATGACGAAAATCACCGAGAGATAGATGTAGGGATAAATCTCCTGCATGATTAAATCAATCACTGGATGAAACAACTCTTTCAATTCGCGCTTTACATCATCCCGCTTCATGACCTGCAGGCACTGATCGATTATTTTCTCTCGCATCATTTTTCGGATTTGTGGGTTTATGGATTTATGGGTTTATGGATTTATATTTTTATATTTTTTATATCATTGTGCTAAAAAATATACGTCATTCTTGCGTGTTTATTTTCTCTAAATGCTGCAACAGCAATAACCAAACATAACCAACCATAACCAAACATAACCAAACATAACCAAACAAAACAACCAAATCCCATGTCGGAACACGTGCATTTACCGGATGCCACATTTGAACACGGTCGACTGCATTTAGCCCCTCCAAACGGCCTGCAAGGCGGTGCCTACTTCGCCATGATGTACTACAAGGATGCCCCCCTCTACATCCAAACCCCGAAATGCACGTCGAGACAGGCAGTGGTTCCCGGCAAGCGCCCCTACATTGACCTCATGTTTAGCAGCCACGACGTTCCGTTTTTGGAGTGGCTGGAGGCACTAGAGGCCGACGCCGTTCGCCTCATCTACGAAAAACGGAACCTGTGGTTTAGTGGTGCCGACTTGGAGAAGTCGGACATTGAGGCGGGTTTCACTTCCCCCGTTCGGCCTTACAAGGGCGGCAAGAACTATCTGATACGTGCTCACATCCAACCCGCCAAACATTTAGCAGGAACCCAGTCGTGCTCCGTGTTTGACGAAAACGAGCGCCCCGTCTCGGTTGACCACATTAAGGCGGAACATCACATGTACGCCGTCCTCGAATTTCAGGGCATCAAATTCACGGCGCGCAGTTATCAACTGGAAGTGGCGCTCAAACAGGTGCTGCTCGTTTCCAATGTTCCCATTTTCCAATCGTGCATCATTCGCAAACCCCACGCATCCGCCAAGGACCCAAATGAAAATGAAAATGCTGTCCATGAAAATGCTACAACTGCTGCATCACATCAAACGGAAGAAGCTGCTGTCATTTCTGCAAATGAATTCGAACCACCACCGCCAGAACAGGAACAGGAACAGGAACAGGAACAGGAACAGGAACCATCATCTCATGAAAAGGAACCAGAACAGGGACCTGAAAATTCTGCAAATGAATTGGAACCGGAACCTGACAATTCTGCAAATGAATTAAAATCAATGGGGGAAGACTCAATGCAGGAAGTAAATCTGGATGTTTTAGAAGAATTGGAACACATGCACCTTAAATTAAAAAAACCGACCGAGGTGTATTACAACATGTATCGCATCGCAAAACAAAAGGCCAAGGAGCTTAAGAAAAATGCAATTGCAGCATATTTAGAAGCCAAACAAATTAAATCGGCGCACATGTTGGAAGATAGCGAAAGCGACAGCGACAACGATAATAATAGTGAGTTCAGTTACAATTAGTCATGCGACATGATTAATTGGCAATTGGTAATTGGAAATGGATGATTGTGCATATTAATAATGTTATAAACCAAAAAAATATTTTATCATCAATTTTATATAACAAACAAATCACAATGAACAATTTATTATACATGCTTAAAAATCACTTTGTAGTGATACTTTTAGGAGCAATCGTGTTGTATTGGGGTCTTTCTCAGTACAAGGCTTCGTCCGAAGGCATGGAACTCGTTAACCCCAACAAACTGACCGCTCAGCAGCGCAAGCAGTACTACCAACAGGCCGCTGGCAAGCACACCGCCGACATCGGCAATGTTTATCCTTCCTCTGGTTTAGAGAACATTCAGTATGCCCCCGCCAGCGGAGCCGGCACCACCATGCAGGGCCTGCCCCCCAGCTGCACCCCCCAGCAGACCGTGGACCCCCTTGAGCTCCTGCCCAAGGACGTCAACAGCCAGTGGGCCCAGCTCAACCCCACCGGGGCTGGCGACCTTAAGGGAGTCAACCTCCTCAGCGCCGGCGCCCTCATCGGCATTGACACCATCGGCAACACCCTGCGCAACGCCAACCTCCAGGTTCGCTCCGAGCCCCCCAACCCCCAGCTCAACGTCGGCCCCTGGAACAACACCACCATCGCCCCCGACCTTATGCGCGTGCCCCTCGAGATCGGCTGCGGCGGTCAGTAATACACGCACACATCATTTGTGCATAAAAGCATTTGATTTTCTTAATGCCAAACATTAAGAAAAACATGACCTTATCAAAGCTTCCAACGAGATTCGAACTCGTGTTATTGGATTCAAAGTCCAATGTGATGACCACTACACTATAGAAGCAAAAACATCCGCGTCTATGACTCTCACCCCATTACACATTCATGGCGTGTCTTTATATTAAAATAACTATATAAACATTTTTCATTGATACATAAAAAGGGAATGACACACCAACCAGCATCGGGACTGCCGTTATCGGGACTGTCGTTATCAGGCCTTACGTTGGAACAGCGCATTCAGCGCTGGGTGCATCTAGACAACAACGTTAAGCAGTTCAACGACCAAGTGCGGGAACTGCGCGAGTCCCGCAACGAAGTGGAATCCAGCATCCTCACACACGTGTCTGAACACAATCTCTCGCACGCCACCGTCCGAATCAAGGACGGCACGCTGAAATTCGCATTCAATGTGAAACATCCGCCGGCAATCACGCTGTCCTTCTTGAGCGAGGCGCTGGCCGAGTGCTGCCCCCCGCAGCAGGCCGAAGCCATCATGCAGCACATTCGCGCCAAACGCGATGCCGCCGCAAAACTGGCGCCCGAAATACGGCGAACAATGAACAATGAATGAACAATGAATGAACAATGAATGAACAATGAATAAAAATACAATATTTGATAATTTTAAATTTGAGTTTTTTTTATTTTTCATCAATGACTTCCATTTTGCACTCGTCCTTGTTGTTTTCCATCGTGGTACAGCTCATCACTGGCATCATTGAATTGTTTGCGCTCTTTGTGAGAACCCCGCCCGGCATGACACTCATCAAACAACTCCTTGGACTAGAAGTTGCAGTTCAGACAGTGGAAGGCGGATTTTATGCATGGCTGTATTACAACATTCACAATGTCAAAAACATCACGCCCAAGCGCTATGCCGACTGGGCGTTAACCACGCCCACCATGCTTGTCACGCTGGTTGCGTACATCATTTACTTGAACCATGGGTCCCATTCACTTTCATTGCCGCAACTTTTGAGAGAAAATTCCACACCAATTCTCCAAATTCTGGGCCTAAACTGGCTCATGCTTTTATTCGGATATTTAGGAGAAATCGGCGTCATTTCGCTGGTTGCCGGCGTTGCAATCGGATTCATCCCTTTCATCACTTATTTCTACCTCATTTACGAGAGATTCATCCGGACATCAACCCTCCCAAACAACACCAGTCTGCAAATTTACGCATACTTCTTAGTGTTCTGGTCGTTGTACGGCATTGTTGCTGTGCTTCCTTACACCCTGAAAAACATGATTTACAACGTGCTTGACCTGTTTTCCAAGAATTTATTCGGCCTGTTTCTATCGTATTTGATTGTCTCAACGGCAACTTCAAATGTGGTCTAAATTAGTTCAAAGTTTCAATGGCCTGCTTGCACACCGGGCACTCGCGCGGCTTCATCAACCTAATGTAGCACTCGCTGCACACAACGGTGTGAGCGCACGGGCCAAACGTCAGGTTCTTCGCGTTTTCATAGCACAGGATGCACTGCTCCTCTTCCACGCTCGTTTGGACTGTGCTGATTCCCGGCGGCAATTGCAATGGGATGGCCGAAGATATTGTGTATGAAGGCATTGGCTGCGTTGGCTGAATTGGCTGAATTAGATGCGTTGATTGTGAGGGTGGTGTGATGACAATCCCCGGGTCCATGGTGATGCGGTTGTAAAACCCGCGGAACCCGGCGCGCGCGCCCTCGTGGTCGCAAATGCGCACCCTCGTTCCCTGTGCATCATTTCTCTCGTAATACACACTGCCATTGTTGTTCCGAGAGATGGAGAAGATGATGTTCGGCGGCAGGCCGTCTATGTCAATTTCGGTTGTAACGGATGACCCCCGCTGGAAAAACAGGTGCGACGAGTACTTGGACGCGTAGAACTTGCGCACGGGGCGCGCCGAGTCGTAAATGAAATCGCGGAAGGCCCACATCTGGTAGTTGCGCGCGGGGTACCAGTTCACTGGGTCCGCATCCTGCAGAAACACTTTCACGTCGGCGCAGTCCATGATGGGAAATGTGTCCCCCGTGTCGGACCGCTGAATGCGGGTCGGCATGTAGCAGTCGTTTTCCACGCGATACACAAGGAACCGGTTTTCATAGTTGGATGGAACCTCGGGACTGTATGCCGGCCTGGATTTGTACTGCATGTACGCCGCTGCCCACTCGGCGGGGGCTGGCACCCACTGCATTGTGCCGTCAATCTGCTGCTGACTGCGAATGTCGGGTTGAGTCGTCGTCATTGGTTTAATCGCGATTCCATTGCATTCGCAAATTGTATTTATGTGCATTTCACTTAAAATTATAACATGTGCATAATATATCATAATTATTCATGTTCAAGGAGCTCGTTTCACCCTTTCATTCCTTATTGCAATTTGCAGGTTCTAAGAAACAGTCCAGGCCGCCGTGCAATTGCGATGACGACGATGAAGACTGCGGAATGGCCCCGGAATGCGCGTTCGTGTGCAACTGGTTATCGCATGATGCACGCGCTCGGGCGCACAAGACAAGCAAAAAACGCCGCTTAAATGCGCATGCGCCTGCGCATAAAAAAACCAAACGCAGAATTTAGGATTTATTAAAATTGCAAATTGCAAATTGCAAATATAAAATAGATGTATTTCAATATAAACATAAAATCTCACTGTATATTATAAAAATGTCTTTGAACCTCTCTACCTCTCGCGCCTTGTCTTTCAAGCCTTCGGTGGCTTCGCATTCGGTGGCTTCGCATTCGGTGGCTTCGGCTGCTGCCGTCAAGCCTTCCGCTGTTTCCGCCAAAAACTACATATCCAATGGATACACCATGAACAACAACGGCTATTTAGCCAATCCCACCCATTCTGCCCAGGTTGCTGCCAACAATGCCGGTGCGCTCACCCGTGCCGAAGCTGCGTCTATGGGTCTGCCCCTCGGTGGTCGCCGTTAAATGCGCAAAACACACACACAATGCAAAACAAAACAAAACAAAACAAACAAACAATCATTAAAATAATTTAGTGATTATTTCAATATAAAAATAATTTCTTAACGCATATCATAACCCCCTTTGAACCCCACACACCACTCACATTTGCCAATGTCTGCCTCTGACTTGTCCTTTGCATCCAATGCTGACTCCAAGCTGCTAGACGGCAGCTTCAACAACAATCGCACTTCAACCAGCTTCGGCGGAAAGGCCATGTTTCGTGGCAATGATGCCATCAATCTCCACACTGCCAAGCCAGTGCAACCTGCAGCGAAGCTGCTGGACAACTGGTTCAATGGCAACACCACTCGCGTCTCCCCAAGGGCCAAAGCTGCAGATGTGCGCATGATGATGCCCATGTGATTACATGTGACCATTAAATCATTTAATAAATAAAATCTCATTATTATTTATTACAACACACAACACACAGTATACAACATGAACAAACGAATTGCGTTTCAATTGGCGGTGGTCGCATTGTTATTATTCATTGCATTGCGATTCATGACGTCGCACAATAAATTATCTCCGGGCCAGCTGGATGATGCAATTCGTGGAAAAATTGGAATACACACCAGTTTAAGCAAGCCAAATAGAATGTATAAAATAATCTACAATTTAGACAACACATTCACAATGCACACAATGGAAGATTGTGCGGTGGTTGGAACAACCAATGGACATTACACGATAATCAGCAAATACAACATTGGGTACGTTGACGTAACTTACACAAATGTTGCAGAATCTCCATATTTGGAATCTCCATTTAATAAACACAATGACAACAATGTGCACAAAACAATGAAGAATTTATTGGGACCATTCACCATGCATCAACATGCGAATAGAAATGCTCACATATTGGAATACGGTCATTTTTATGGCACATCAAACAAATTTATGACAATGTTTGATATTCAATGAGATGCGGAGATGTGGCCGCTTGGAATCTGGATTATATTTTCATGAATCGTGCGACTCGCATCATGCGCAATTCACGCGCTCCACACGTCATTGTTGAACGGTGAAACCATGATGTCGCTCAGCTTCGTCTGCCAGTACGCCACCTTCTGCTGCTTCTCCAGGTCCTTCAGCGTCTTGGGGTAAATCGAGGCGGTCTTCATGTCGTCCGCTTCCGCCGCGGTGATCTGCGGCTTGAACCCGTAGCAGTTAATGCCGAAACGCACGTCCGGGTTCGCAATGAACCCGCCGTTCACGCCCGGACGCCCGCAATCGTTTTCGTGCCCCTTAATCTTTTGCAACCGACTCCACGTGTTTTTTTGCGTGGGAAACAGCGCCATCTGGTTATCCGACCAGCCGTAGCTGCACCATTGGGCGCCCCCGTTGTACGCCTTCTCCACTTCATCATACGACGCCAGTCGCGCGTCAAATGCTTTGCACACGTCTTTCGCATCGTCATACGTGTACTCATTCCCCGGCACGTGGAACACCTGCTTAAAATACCGCAGTTCGGGCACGCTGGTTTCGGAGTCGCCCTCCGGCTGCTGCACCGTGATGTCCACTTTCGGTTTGTCGCTGAATATGTCGTTCACACTGGCCACAATGTTCACATTGAAAAAATACTGGTACCCGTTGATCATCAGCAGCACAATGAACGTCCCCCACATGATGACTTCCAGCAATTTGATTCCACCGGTTGCAGGGGTGGGTCCACTGGTTCCCGTCCCCCCTGGAACCGTGGAAAATATCATGTAATACAACAGTATGGTCACCGACAGCACTGCAAGCATGATCAGCTTCCCGTTGGTGCTTATGGAGTCGGTCATTTGGATGTATTCCAGCGGGTTTTGCCCGATGCCGGTTACCGAATCATATGACACGTTCATTTCCCTAATGAATTGTTAAATACTATTAAATACTATGTATAAAATTATAAAATATTATTATTCTTTGAGTTTCCGATAAAACAGGCAGTACGGCAAATTGCTTACAATGGAGTCTGTCGCAAGCGGCATTTCCTTCACGATGGTGTCGTTGCATCCGTACCACTTTCCATTCGCGTTTCGGATGGTGGCAGTGTAATGGCCGCCCATCGGTGACCCGCCGTGATGGTTGCACACCCCAAACAGCTCGTACACGTAACTCTCCCGATTGTATCCGTGCACAAATTTGGAAAAATCGGCGCGAACACACGGCACGGAAATCGGCACCTGGATTTTTCGCATGTGCCCCCGCGCATTCATTTCGAATCGTTTCAACACGATAATCAGCACGTTTGGCAGGCTCCAGAACGACAGCCGTTTCGTCACGTCCTGCTTTTTGCCAGTGGCTTCATTGAACCACGCATTCTCTCCGCTCAACACTTCCGGCGCGCAATGGTGCTCCATGCAGTCGAACAGGGAAACCGTGGCCCCCCTAAATGCATGGGTTGCATGGGTTGCATGGGTTGCGTGGGTTGCATTAGGGAACGACAGGTTCAATATGCAGAAGGGCTCCGGCTTCGTGCTCAACGTCTCCGATGCCCCCATCGACTCAATCATGGACACTTGCACCCCGTAAAATATGTTCAGCACTTCGGAGTACTGCTTTTTATACATGTCCGCCATCATTTCATAGCACTCTCGGGCCGCGCGGTCGGTGGCATTGCGCGCCACGCCGCGCACCTTCATCTCCACCTCACGGGACAGTGCCGTGTGGAAGCAGTCCAGCAAAAACCCGAGAAACTCGGCCACGTCGTTCTGCTGAAACCCGGAAAACAGGTCCATGTGCTTGAGTTTGGCGATTTTTTGCATGGCCGACACGAACCCACCCGGCGAAATGATGCAGTTGTCGGCCCACATCATCGTGCGCAGCTTGTCCCACTCGTGCAGAAGCACGGAATCCACCTTGTGATTCAGACGCGCCTTGTACTCCCCCCCATTCTTTGAGAGAAAATCATTGAATTCATAGGTGTGCGACAGCATTTGCAGGCACGCATTCGCGTAGCACGTGTTGCCCATGTTTGCGAGGCCGCTCAGACCCTTGTCCTTGTATGCATCATATTGTGACACAGTCATGTTTGATGTTAGGCATTGTCTTGTGTTTATGCACTTTTTAAATCATATATGCTTTTATTATTACCTGAATTTCTCTCGTTCCCACATTTCCAGAAACCCCGAAGGCATGAGTTGAATGACATCACCGGCCGCATGCATCCCATGCATGCGACACTTTTTGCATCTTTCAACATCATGAAACGAGAGATATTCCCAACATTAAATCATTAAAATTCAGTAAATAAGTAAATTCATTAATATTCAGTAAATATCATTCATTTCTCTCTAGGCCGATTTTCCAAACATCGGTTGTGCCGTTTTTATCAGACCATTATGGTCTACATTTTTTCGTTATAAAAAAGTTCCGCAAATTACCTAGCGCCGCACGTTTTTGCGCAAAAAGGTTTTGACATATCCATTTTTGGACATTTTTTTTGTCCAATTCCTGAAAATTTTTTGACTTTTGTGCAAAGTAATTTGAAAAAATAACAAAATTAATTTATGTAATAAATCGATAAAAATGAGAGCATATCAGTCTGGTAAAAAATGGCTCAAAAAAAGGTGATTTTTGGGTCCGAAAAAAGCTTAAAAAAAGGCACCAAGTGTTAAAAAAAACGTTCTATGTATTTTTTAGTTTTTAGAACGATTTTTTGGCATATAGAAATGTATTATTTGGCATAAAGAACATTTTATTTAGCAGGCTGAACAGTCATTTTGACTATTTAGAACGTGTATGATGGAAACAATTTAAATACCATACAATAATAATTAATAATAACACAGTGTAAACAGACAATGAACGACACGAAAGACCAATGTGTTTACATCATGTCAAACCCATCATATGATGATGATGTATTAAAAATTGGTTGGACGAGGAAACATCACATTAAAAGGTCGCTGCATGCAACAGGTGTCCCAACGCCTTTTGTGGTTGAGTCGGTGATAATTACGCATGAAGGGCATGAACTTGAAACACATATTCACAATCATCTAATGCAATATCGCATAGAACCCAACAAAAAATTTTTTAAGATTTCAAAAGACAAGTTGGCGGAAATCTTAACAAATGAATTGAATCTTGCGCCAACATGCATGCTGGATGATTCGGAGAAGTCCGAACACTATAAATGCGACCACTGTCCAAAAACTTTCACGACCCGGAACGGTAAATGGTATCATGAAAAAAAATGTAAACACAAACCATTAATTACTGAATGGGCAAAAAAAGCGTATTCATGTGCTCATTGTGGAAAGGGATATGATGCTCGAAACAGTTTATGGTATCATGAACAGAAGTGTGCGCAAAAGGCGACTGCACCAAACAGCATTGCAATCATGTGTGAAATGGAAGAACAAATCACCACCAAATGCATTAAAAAGTTGAATAATGCGAATGCATCCGCATCCGCACCCGAACCCGCGCCCATGCATGCATCACCGCCGGCATCAACCGAATTCACCATGATGAAGATGGTGGAACAGCTGATGGAGCAGAACAAAACTCTGCAAACTCAATTAATAGAAATGAGCAAAGAGAGAAATACGGTGATAAATACCACGAACAACACGACGAACAACCAGCAATTTAATTTGCAGGTGTTTTTAAACACGGAGTGCAAGGACGCCATTAAACTCAGCGATTTTGTAAAATCTCTCAACATAACAGTGGAGGATTTGGAATTCACGAAGAACAACGGCATCATCGAGGGCGTGAGCTCCATTATCGTCAACAATCTGAAGGGCATGGACGTGCACAAGCGCCCCATTCATTGCACCGATGCCAAGCGCGAGATCATGTACGTGAAGAACGACGAGTGGGAAAAAGACGACGACTGCTCCAACATCAAGAAATTCATATACCTGACATCGTGCTATCAAATCAAGCGCATTCAGGACTGGATTGACGCGCATCCTGGGTGGGAAACTAAAGAAAAGTTGCAGACCGAGTATTTGGCGCTGTGTAAGGAGCTGTACAAGAACATCGAAAATGATGACCATGCACACAAAAAAATCATAAAAGGATTTATCAAGAATATTCAAATTGATAAACACAAAGCATAATAATCATGTATATTTAAACGTATAAAACGCGTTGAATGACGGGATTGTAATGGCCGCACGCACTGCATATGCACCCTGAGCATGTCGGCGGCGTAGCACCACGACCACGTTTGCTGCGTTTGATGGAAGACCTATGACGACGAGAATGGGATGAACGTTTGGTTTTCATTTTATTAGTTATATCATTGATTAATATTTTAATTTTAAATTTACCAGGATTTAATTGTGTAGGGGGTCATCCAGACCATGCATTTTATATGTCATAATCGAATATGAGTTTGTGAGGTTGGGGTTTCATCTTACTATACCAATTCAGTGGCATGTATTGCAAGCAGTTCGCAACGAACGTGTGGTCTAGTGGTTGGAAGCCTGATTACTAACCCGAAGGTACCAAGTTCGAATCCCTCTGCAAAAAAAACCAAAAAAAACAGTAGGTCAAGCAATGGAACATGAAGACAAGACAATACAATCCAACACATGAATGAAAGCCCTTGTAGCTCAGCGGCAGAGCGTCTACAACATCGTCGGTCGTTTAATTTGACTTTAAAGAGTCCGAAGGACTGATGGTTATCGCCTCATAAGCGGAAGGTCACAGGATCGAAACCTGTCGGGGGGATTACAATCAAGAAACCCTCCAAAAAGGAGTCCACATCAATGTCGCACAGGTGCATTTAGTGCACCAGAGCCTCCATTCACGTGGAGTATCTTTTTGTTTATGATGTTTAAATTATGCATTTAAAATTATAATTATCATTGGGTTAATGCTTAAAAAAATGATAATTATTTAATATAAATCTAATAATACACCCAGTTTACAATGCCGCGCTTCCATCGAAACAATCAAAGGAATTCTTCCCGGAATCAGAATCAGAACAGTAATGCTGAACAACCGCAAGGCCAACCATTTCCGGCACAAGACAATGTAAATAGCATCCCTTTTTACAATGCTCGATTGTTTGCAATGTATGAAAGCCTGATTCAAAGCTACACCCATTTCACGTATCATGCAAATCACATGTACGGTGTATTGGAACAAGCGCTGCATGGCACGCGGAATTCAATCAATTCAAACCCGTATCCATGGTTGATTATCCCACACCCAAACCATCCAACCCAAGGTCCCCACCCAAATCAAAGCCAACAAAGCCAACAAAGCCAACAAAGTCAACAAAGCCAACAAAGCCAACAATCACAATTCCATCCAACAAACGCAGCAAACACAAATGCAGCAAACACAACCACAAATGCAGCAAACACAACCACAAATGCAGCAAATACAACCACAAACGCAGCAAATACAACCACAAACGCAGCAAACACAAACACAAGGATTCCGACCAGGAATCCGGCCACAATGAGTCCAGCGCCAAGAGCTTCTACAACTACGTTGGAGAATAACATAATAAATGCATTATTCGGAATTATCTCTCAACCACTGCCAGAAGAGCACAGATTGACCCAGGCGCAGCTCGATGAACGAGTGCAATATGTCGAATTTAGAAACATTGTCAATCCAATCAACACTGTGTGTTCAATTACACACGATGCGTTTGAACCCACGCAACGAGTGGCGCGGATTCGTCATTGTGGGCACATATTCAATTCAGACAGCTTGACGCATTGGTTGCGCATTAACAACACATGTCCTACGTGTAGGCACAATTTATTGACTTCTGTGGATGTTCCTGCACCTGGTCCAACTGGTCCTAGTCCAACTGCTGCTTCCACTCTTTCTGCGGATGGGAGAGTTCGTCGCGTCCAAATCCCCCTTGAATCCGAAATTGACATTAACACATTTTACAATGAATTGCTGCGAAACAGCGGAAACATTCCCGGGTTTGAATTGAATGCAGTGGATGATAATTCTGTTGTGTTTTCGTTTGACGTAATGAGCCGTTTAAACGGAACAAGCGGCCCAACAAGCGGCCCAACAAGCGGCCCAACAAGCGGCCCAACAAGCGGCCCAACAAGCGGAACAAGAGGACCCGGACCAATTGACGATGTTGATTGATTTAACAAAAATAAAATATGTTTGTATTGCAAATGATGTCTTCGATGTCTTCATCCGGACCATTTGATGCATTGGTTGTGGTGGCATCTCACTCGAGTGTGGTTACACCGCATGTGCAAATTCCCATTCCACATAACATTACAGCAACTACGGCATGTTTACTCAATGAAATGTTGCATGCAACCCGATTGAATGTGCTGTTTCATGAGTTCTCAGAATTATTCAAACCAAGACATGTTTTAATTAGTGGAATGCACAGACAGAAAACTCTCCCAAATGATTTGGAAATACAACACAAATTGGTCCAGCATCGAGCAAATGAGTGCATCGGAGTTTCATCCACGCGCACCGACTGGAAAGAATGCATGGGTGTATCTTCCGCATCATTTGTTCAAAGGGAAGGGACATCATTATTGACTCGCCAAACGTGTTTTTTAGAAGGACCCAAAATGGAACATGAAGGGATATTCGCATTTACGAAAACCTCTCCAGGTCAGGTCGACATAACCGATGCAATATTGGGTCCTCCTGTTCGGATGACGCCACAATCCATGCAAATGTATAGAGCAACCACACCATCTGATAAAGCTATAATTCATTTCGAAGACTGGTTTTTTTCAAATTATAAGAGGGTTCCAACCGACCCTGAGATTATGCAGGAATTATCCAAAATCTCAATAACACAAGATCAGATCCAAGACTTGAGAGATAATCGAATCATATATTTGGATGCAATTCATTATCCGCATCGTTTATTAACTCATTGGCATCACGACATTGACGAGATAGAACGATTGCGCATTGCCACACAATCAGTGATTTTTAGCAATCATGCATTGATTGCCAAATACCAATCTGACAGAGCAGGTGCTGAGAATGACATATTGATGTCATTGCCAACGGATTTGCATGAACCGCGGTTTAAAAACATGGTTCTAAGGTTCATTCATGAAATTATGTGGAATATCAATGAATCCGGTATATTTTTTGATTCCAAAACAGTGAAATGCAAACATGACCCCATTTTTTCAGATGAATTGCTTAAAAAGATTCATGCGCATTTCCCTGGACAAAGAGTGTATGTTTTGTTGCTTGGATGCAGAGTGAGCAATGATTTGACCCTGACACCTTGTGATAGTCCCAAATCAGTGGGAAAACAAATATGCAGATTCGGTGGAAAACGACGCAACACTAAAACCTCGAAAAGAATCAAAAGAATCAAAACCAAAACCTCAAAAAAAAATGTGAATCGTTCACATCGTAAATGATTTTATTATTTGACATGTGTTGTGTGTTGCATGCATCATTTGCTTTTGCCCTTAAAGAATTCCGTTATGCTCTTATTTGATTTCGCCATGTTGTCCGCCTGGCGCAAGTAGTCGTCAAATATGAGCTCCCTAACTTCTCGGAACCGCAGGTCGTCCAGCTTCTTCTGCAGTTTGTCGTCGCTCTCCGTCCAGTTGCATTTCACGGATTCCAGTTCTTCCAAAAAGCGCGCCTTCTTGCGCCGAAACGCCGCCATTTGTTCCAGCACCAGTCCGAACAGCTGCGCCACGGGCTTCATGATTTGGTTCGTGATGTAAAACGAGTAGTTCGGTTTCAAACGGTTGGCGCGAATGTAGTCCGGCGTCTCAATGCGCTCCCCCTGCAGCGCCTTCTTGTTGGCGTTGTGGATATAAACGAAGGGGATGCGGTCGCCCGAACTCGGTTTGTTGCCCGGGTCGCGTTTGCCCATGCGGTCTGCCAAAACCTTGTGCGCAATCTGCTGCGGGTTCTTGTATGTGGAACGTAGCGACTTCGTGATGATGAGCTTGTCCATGGGCACGCGCTCATCCACGAGGGACTGCATCGACTCGCGCACGAACTGCACGGCCGCCTCCAGGTCCTGCTTCTTTGTCAGGATATCAATTAAGCCGCCATACACGTCCTTGACGATGGGCGCGTTGTCGCGTCGACGCAGAACGATGCCCATGCTCTTTGGCTTGCCCTTGTTTGGGTCCGTCTCGTACAGGATGCCGAAGTAGCGCTTCTTCTGCAGCAGGCCGAAGGGCATGAGCGTCTTTTCATACACCCATCCGTGCGGTGCCTTCAGGAATGCGGAGGCCATGTCGCCCACCTGGCGCGCGAGCTCAATGGTGATTTCCAGCGCCTGCTTTCCGCGAATGGGTGTTCCGTCTTTGTCAGCCAGATTGAACGTGTAGAATACAGAGTCCGTGTTGTGAACAATCATGTTTCCAATTCCAGCCGCAAAATGATGATTGTCGGTGGTCAAATCGTAAACACATTGATTCTCCACAACCGGCAATGTTAATATTTTCTTGATGGAATCGGGACATTTTCTCTGAACGCCGGTTGTCATGGTCGCTCTATAAATGTCCATATTGTCTGAACGCGTGTTCAATGATGTTTTCCATCCAAGACTTTGAGCCAACAAACATATGCATGCAGCGCTGATTTGATTTTTTTGGTCAATTCGAATGTTTCCATTTTCAGCTTTGTCGCCGTCAGCATCATACATGCCGTTCCAGAAGCTTTCTCGAACTTCTCTCGTGCCATTGAGGATGCTGGTTGGGATGATTTTGCATTTTTGGTGATACATCATGCTTCTGTAAAATTTCACAAATTTCACAATACTTCCATATTTTTTTGATTTTGGAACAATTTTGTATACCCCAGAACTTTCCAGAGTGTCGTTGTAGGTCCAATCCAAATCTGGGTAAGCGATTTTGCATAGTTCAATATATTTTTGGATGAATTCCATCGAGGCATTGTTCAATTCCCATGAACATTTTTTGCCAGAATCACAATCATACTCTCCGCAACTTCCATCTCCAAAGAAGAACCCCATGACTCTGGCTTGTTCAACAGTGAACATTGGCACTTCATCGGATGCGGACTGTGGCTGCGGCAACGCACAATGCAGCAATTTGGTTCCAATCTCCACATTTTTTGGTGAAATATCATCACCGTTTGAGAGAATCAAAGAATGGTCGTCCGTCACATCAACAATTCCAGTGTGCGTAATGATTCTCATCATTTTTTTGTGAGGGGCGAGTACATGCCGAATCACACGATGAAGTCGGGTCCATCCCTTTTCTGACCACGTTTCCACGCCGCACATCATTTCGCAAACCTGCTTGGTTTGTTTGCCATCTTCTTTGCAGTCGGACCATTCATTCGGATTCGCGCCATATTTTTCTGCAAGCGCTTCAATGGGACAAACATCAATGACGCCGCCCAATCGTACATACACTGGAGTGTGTGCCGCCACACTGTCCCCGTACACGTACTCCGCCCGTGTCAGCACCGTGCCGTGCACTTTTGTGGTGACTACCGCGTTCCCGTACACCTCCTCCACCATGCGCTTGGCGTATGTCAGCAGCTTGCGCCCGGTGGCGGTCGTGGAAGCCGCCACATCCACTTCGTAGAACGAGCTGGTCTTGGCGCCGCACTGACCGTAAAGCGAGTTCGCGGTGACCTTGTAAGCCAGCTGCCGCTTGTCCAGCACGTTGGCCATGAAGGGGTCGGACTGCTGCTCCGCCAGCTTGCGCGTGGCCTTGCGCGCTGCCAACAATTCTTCTAAAATGGACGGCAGAATGGCCTTCGTGCCGTCCTTGAACTGCGCAAACCGGCACACCTTTTTCCCGCTCAGGTGCTTCTCCATCTTGCCACGCGCGTTCGGCTTCCAGCGATACGTGTCGTACTCCACGTCCACATATCCGTATCCGGGCAAGTTGTCGTAAATGTGCTGCCGGGTTTTCGGGTCCTTTTCGCCCGTCTCGCGAACCATGTTGCCATCCAGGTCGTACTCCTTTGTCCAGACCTTGCTGTCGTGCGACAGGTTTTCGCTGATCATGGATGACGGATACAGCGACGAGTAATCGTTGCATGCCACGGGATTGTCCAGGTAGAGGCCGCGCTTGGGGGGCAGCACAATGGCGCCTTCGTAGCCTTCGCCGGATGGCCCCTTGTCAATGACGGGCATGAGCGTGTTTTTCTCGCGGCATTTTTTGGCCATGTAGCTCGTCAGCTTGATGCCCTGGCCGCGAATGACCAGGAAGCTGATGGGCACGCTGCAAATCTTCGCCATCTCGTTGTAGCCCGTGACCACGTCCACCTTCTTCATGAGATGGTGCACGAGGTTGCAATCCTGAATACAGTATTTGGCAATGACGGCGCGCGGACCGGGGCCCTCGTTCGTCATGCGGAAAATGTCCTGCGGCGTCACGTCGTCCTTGGACACGCCCCAGCGCACGTGCTTCTTCATGTCAGGTGTCTCGTGTCCGACGATTTCGAAATAGCCGGACGCACGGTTAATTGCGACGACCTGGAATTTTTGGCCGTCTTTGTAGGGGTCGGTGGAGTGCCCCGTCTCTTCCAGCTCGATGTAGTTGCCGACCTCCAGGCCGCTGAGATTTTTGCTGACAATGCGACTAACCTTTTCATCGTCGGCTTCACCGAGGTGCTCCATCTTAAGCACATCGTCTCCGATGAAGTAGGCGCCGACGTAATCCAGCTTGTAGGATGTGAGGTTATAGTCGCGGCGGAAGTAGTTGTACATGTCAATTTGCAGGCGACCCGACATGGCAATGTAGTGCAGGTCGTACTGCCCGCTGGCGAGGGCGATGCTGGTTTCTTCAATGCTGACGCGCCCCGTTTTGAAATCGCGCTTGCCGCAAAACTCGTCGGTGTTGCGCGAGAGCTTCAGGAAATCGTCTTCCACGTGGTTTTCCAGCGCACGATGAAACATGAACTGGTAATCAAACCCGAAGATGTTGTAGCCGATGATGATGTCGGGGTCCTCGCGCTGCACGAGCTCGGTCCAGGCCTGCAGCAGCTTGCGCTCGGTCTTGCAGCTCACGATTTCTGCGGTGGGAACGGGGTCGCATGTTCCCAGTGCAAGGCAGTGGTTTAAATAGGGGCGGTCTTCGCCGTATCGCAGGAATGTGGAGCCGATGAATGTGACCTTGTCGCCCTCCACTGGCGGAAACACGGCGCACAGGGCGTCGTTCATGTGGTTGATTTTGGTTTCACGGTCCAACGCGGAGGATTGCAGCATGTCCGAAATGGAATGAGCGGGAGCGGAATGAGCGACAGCGGCGGAATAAGCGGATGCAGCAGCAGTGGCAATTGGTTTTACCGCACCGGTTGCCGTAGTGAACACGCTGCGCCCATCATCGTCGTCTGCGTCGCCATCATCGTCTTCGCCATCGCACTCAGCCAATGCATCGTTTTCTGCCTTCATTTTTTCAAACATGCGCTCGATGGTGTTGACATTCAGCATGACATCGGGGTCGGCTTCTTCCACCAACGTGTTGATGGGCGTGGACCACATGCGCTCAAATGTGGCATCCAGTTGTGCCGGAGTTGGCACGGTTTTGGTGTAAATGCGCTCAATGTCATCATGCATCGTGAAAGACACAGGCTGCGAGGTTTTGTCATGGAACGCGGTGCGAATCATGCGATGCACTTCCGACCGGGTTGTGGATTCGGGCGTCTTCAGACACACGTCCACGATGTTGGCGGCGAGTTTTTTGTAGCTTTTAATCGGAACGGGGAAGTCGCCGTGGCTGCTGCTGGCTTCAATGTCAAAACTCATGATTTTGTAGGGGACGAGTGTCTCCTTTTCGGGCTGTGCAACAACGTCCTTGTGCCCAACGCTGTATTCGTATCGGCACGTGGTTTGCTTTTGTGTTTCAATGGGTTCGCCCTTGACCTTGACCCAGCCGGATGGACTGATGTCCTTGATGTGGAAGTAGCGCAACAGGGGCGGGATGTTGGCCTCATATATGTAGGTGTCCTTGTGGCCACGCGGGTTCAGGCGCAGGTCGGTCCCTTTGCGCTCATACCACAGGTTCTTCACTTTGTTCATGGTGGCCATGTTTTTGAATTTGAGAAGGAGGAATTTGTGGTCTTTTCCGCCGTCAAACCCGTAGAGCGTCTTGCGACGCAGGAGCTTGCATTCGTCGACCAAAATGGAATCCTCGCTGAATTTTCCGATGTCTTTTTTCAATTCCGAGATGAAGCGCGCCTTGGCTTCAAACCCCCACGTCTCCGGGACCTTGACGTAGAAGAAGGGCTCGTAATTGCGCACAATGATGCAGCAGGTTTCGCCCCGTTCATTGATGCCGAACATTTGAATTACGAAGTGTTTTTTGTCCTTGGCCTGTTTCTTATAACCGCCACCACCGCCACTGCTATTGCTGCTTACACTTCCGCTTCCAGTGCCGGTGCCTGGCATTTCATCACGCACCTGAAAATCAAATAGACGGAATGAATGAGCTTCTGACATATTCACGTTATGCGACGAGTATGAATTGGATTCTGTATTTGGAACATGTGTAGTGTTTAATTGTTTTCAATTTTTATTTTATTTCATGGTATTCATTTCATTTCATTTCATTTATTTCATTTTCATTGCATGGATATAGATGTAATGCGCAAATAATATAAAATTATAGTGTCATATGCATTTATAATTCACCAATTAATTTACACATTTAAAAATCAATACAATGAGTAGCGCTGCTTCCATTTCCGCCGCAAAGAAACGTCGCGCCAACCAGGTGCAACCGCCCACACCACAACAGCAACATCAACAGCAACAGCAACAGCAACAGCAAAGACCCATGACCGCGCCTTCTTTAGCAAGTTTGACACCTGCACAACGCCAACAATTTTTGATGCAGCAACAACAGCGCATGCAACAAATGCAGCAGCAACAACAACAGCAACCGCAACCGCAGCAACAACAAATGCAGCAGCAAAAATCGAGTCAACAAAAACAAGGACAAGGACAAGGACAGTCAAATAAAAAGCCGGGATTGACCTGGCCTGCGCCGCCCATTTATCTCATGAAGCAGATGGACACCATGTTGTTTCAACAAAGTCAATCCATTGATGATATTAAAAATCGGTTGAATTGCATCGAAAGTGGGTCATTGCCTGGAACTCATTCATCATCCGATGGGATGTCGTTGTCCTTAGAGCAGATTAAGCCGGTGCTCATGAGTGATGAGGAGTTTGTGTCCGGCATCGTGGACAACATCATGACCAATTCCAACTTGTCTGACATTATTGAACAGATTGATGCCGTGCAAATTGAAAATAAGGAACTGCGCGACCTGCTTTACGCGCAGCAAAAGACCATCAACGAGATGAACCTCATGTTGCTGAAATTGTTTAGCCAAAACATAAGTGCGCCAATCAGCGTGCCAAGCAATGCCAGCAATGCCAGCAATGCCAGCAATGCCAGCAATAGCAGCGCACAATCGCCAGCGCAAGACCAAGACCAAGACCAAGACCAAGACCAAGACCAAGACCAAGACCAAGACCAAGACCAAGCCCAAGACCAAGACCAAGACCAAGACCAAGACCAAGACCAAGACCAAGAATGTGAACAGGACCAAGACCAAGGCGACAACATTCAATTGGATGTTTCAAACATGCAAGCCGTGGATTAGGATGAATGAACAACGTCCTCGTAATATTTATATGAAATTATTGTCGCATATAAATAAGCATAGGCATAAGTATTTAAAAAATTGATTGCATCAATTATTAGCAATTCATTCATATCACATTTGTATCAAATCCATGCAGTCTGTATTTGCGGTGCTCATTTTTTGCGTTGTGTTGTTTCTGTATTTACACATTTATTTCCACATGAAAACCAGCAACGACCTGGAGGTGTATGAAATCGACCAACCGTCCAAAGACAAACTGGAAGAGGTGTGTGATTTGCGGCAGCCGGTGTTGTTTGAATATGCCAACGAGCGGCTGATGGAATCATGCACCCTGAATGCAATCCGCGCTTCGTACGGCGCATTCGATGTGCGCCTGCGCAACGTGAAGGATTCCGCAGATGAAACTGACACGACCGAGTTGTATGTTCCGTTGACGCTGCACGCCGCAGCGGAAGCGTTTCACAGCGACAAGGACTCGCGCTACATCAGCGAGAACAATGGCGACTTCTTAGAGGAAACGGGCCTGACCAAAACGTTCAAATACAATGACGCATTTTTGCGCCCACCCATGGTGAGCAAATGCATGTATGATGTGGTGTGCGCGTCGCCCGGGACTGCAACGCCTCTGCGATATGAGCTGAATTATCGCAACTATTATTTGGTGACGCAGGGCAGCGTTAAGCTGCGGCTGATTGCCCCGCACGCCAGCAAGTATCTGTATCCCGTTGCCGATTACGACAACTTCGAGTTTCGGTCGCCCGTCAATCCGTGGACAACACAGGCGGAGTATCGTGCCGATTTTGACAAGATTAAAACCATGGATGTGGAGCTGCGCGCGGGACAAATCATTTACATCCCAGCATATTGGTGGTGCAGCATGCAGTTCCCTTCTGGTTCAACCTTGACCACCATTTGCTGCTTCAAGTATCGCACTTACATGAACACTGTCAGCATAATTGATAAGCTGTGCATGTGGTTGCTACAGCAACAAAATGTGAAGCGCGATGTTATTGAGAAAAAAATAACAGCGACAACAAATGCCAATGCAAATTCAACAATGAATGCATCAATTGATGTCGATGGGATTGGAGACAGCAGCGCTGTCGACAGCGCTGTCGACAGTAGCGGCAGCAGTTAAGAATTCAGCGGCAGTAATGCGGTCTTCGGCGGGACACAGCGCGCGTCGAAACAATTCACGCATCGGTTCATCCTGAATTTTGTCAAAATATGCAGGATTGATGTGGCCGTCTCTCTCAACCTCAAAAAAGTCGGAGGGATAATCCTTCGAATATGCAGTGGACTTGCGCAACACAATCAGCGTGAAAAACATTAGCGCAAATGACCACACGTCGTGGTGCTTTTGGGTTTTCGTCCAGTTGTATGTCTCCATGTCAATGTTTGGATTGAAGCCGTTGCCCGTTTCAGGGGCGCAAAATGGCTTGGTTCCTCCGGTGCCATCGCCGGTTCCAGGGCTGCCCGACATTCCAAAATCAATGAGATAGATCGTCTCTTCCCCGGAACTGCTGTCCGATTCCCAGTTGAAATCACGAATCAGGGTGTTTCCGGGTTTGATGTCCCCGTGCACGATGTTGTGCGCGTGCAAATGCGTCAGCGCTTCTGCCATTTGAATGCACAGCCGCATGATTTGCGCAGTTGTCGGAGGGATGAACACCGTTTTGAACCAGGTGTCGAGCGTGCGAGAGTGTGTCAAAATGGGCTGAATGCTGTATGATATGTGGTGAAACAGCGTGCGCTCGCTGGCGGGAATTTTGCAGATGCTATTCAAATGCACATGCACAGGGATGACAATATGGTGTGAGTGGTCAATTCCGCACCCGTGCACCAGGTCCAACTTTTGGTCCGGTTTCATGATTTGCGACACCACAAAATGCTCCGACTCGATTTGCGAATTGTCAAATGCGTGCTCGACGCGCACCATGAAGTCATTGATGCGGAACATGCCGACCATGTGGCTCAATCGCCTGTACATGTTGAACATTTGCGGATGGTCAAACACATTCACGTCCGAGACGTCAATCTGAAGTTCTGGACGACGTTTGATTTTACCAATGAATTTTGGGATTTCTTCCTTGCATGTTGTGTATTTTCGAATCGTCGTTTTCCTGTAGTCCGAGAAAAAATACAGTTGCCGAATCATTGCAATCAGCGGTCGAATGTCGTTTCGTGCCGCGGTTTTCCATCGGGTGATGACATCCATCTCGGGTTCATATTCGAATGTGTCGAAATCATCGATGGTCGGCACATTTACACTTATGGAATCCATGTCAATGGTTTTCACCACAATGTCCATGATTGGTTCAATTGGTTCGATTGGTTCGATTGGTTCTGGTGAAGCGCAAATTGTGGCATTGAGCATGGGCGTTGGATTTTCACAAAATGACGATTTTGAATCCATTATTTTTTTAACAATTGCCCTAACAAATTTAAACATATCATAGTATGATATCAATCTATTTTAGGTTTATATTGTTTATATTGCATAAAAAATATAAACACATTGCATGAATGACAATAACCCACATTTGTCTGAATGAAATCGGTCATAGACATGCCTCTGCTTGAAAAAGCGATGGAGAACGAAAACAATGCAACCGTTTCCACTTTGAACACGCGCAAAATCGGCGCAGAAAAAATGCGCCAACTCATGCAACTTGAGCTCAGCCAGTCGGTGCTTTCCGACTACGTTTACAAGCTGAGAGATTATCGGTACGTGGACGATTTAAATGGGCTCACGCATGGAGCCTACATTCGCTGGATTGATTTGAAGAATCCGGAACGCCTTTGTCTCGCGCGCGGTGCCATAATTTGTGATATTAAAATCGGGCAAAAGGGGGTGTCCTTGCTGTGCAAAACACAGCCCAATCCTGCCATATTTCATGTCAACATGGACGAGGTCATCATTTTTCAGCGCCTGAGCCAGCAAGAACGCGTCATTCTTTCTGCGATGGATTATTTAGAGGGGGATAAAGAAGAAGACACATCAACGAGCGATTCGGACTCGTGCTCGGACAACTGATGCGAATTGTGCGCGTGCAACTGTTTTAGCTGTTCATACTCGAATCGCTTAATGATGACACAATCATTGTCCAGAATCAAGTGTTCATTTGATGCAGGATTGGTGGATTTGACAAGATACACAATGCCGTCGCGCATTTTCCCCAAACCCCATGCACACATTTTGAATGCTAAAGTGGGCGCCAGTTCGGCAATGAAGAAAAGCATTGTCCTGAGTTATTTACATGTCTTGAGTTATTTTTATTATCATTTGGTCGCAATTGATGCAACGTTTTTGCGAGTTTTGGTGAGTTTTCTTCCTTTGCGAGCGGCGGCGTGCAACTGTGCCTTCCCCTTGCACGACATGCCAAAGTATTTCAATCCCTTTTTTCCAAAGACGCTGGTGGTGCAGAGCGAAATTGCATTTTGAGTGCCCGTTTTTTTCTCAACGGATTTGATGCATTTGCACAACTTGGTTGCTAAAATGTCCTCCGCCTTTCGTTTTATCTCGTTGCTGCTTAAATTGGCAAATGGAAGTTTGTAATAAGAGAGAATTTTTTCATAATCCGACCTTGTCATGGCGGAAGCACTCATGATTTAAACGCACAATTGTATTACCCGAATAATAATACCTAAAATTCCAAAACACCGATGGGTCCTATTAAACAATGATAAAAAAAATAAAAATCATAACACAATCGCCCAATCGCCCAATCGCCCAATCGCCCAATCGCCCAATCGCACAATCACATAAATAAACATGCATTTTTAAATATTGAATTATTATAGTTTAAATTTAATCTAAGTTAATTTATTTAGGTGCGAGTGCCATTCATATAACACAATAGTAACGCGATGGCAATGGCAGATGCGCCCAAAAAAAAAATAGTGGTGCTTGATGTGGATGAAACTCTTGGATACTTTGTGGAATTGGGCATCTTTTGTGATGCCCTCACCCAAACCGCGTGGAACCATGATGCGACGGCTCAATACGAGTACTTCAACCGGTTGATGGACCTGTACCCCGAATTCCTGCGCCCAAATATCATAGACTTGTTGCGGTTTTTGAAAACGAAAAAAGAGTCCAACGAATGCTGCGGGGTCATGGTTTACACCAACAACAACGGTCCTCGCATGTGGGTGGAACACATCATCAAATACATGGAATCCAAACTGGGCGCGCGACTCTTTGACCAAATCGTGGCGGCGTTCAAAGTGAACGGACAAATCATCGAAATGGGTCGCACCACGCATGACAAAACGTATGAAGATTTGCTGCGATGCACTAAGTTGCCATCCAATGTGGAGGTGTGTTTCTTGGACGACCAAATGCACTCGCAAATGGAGCACGGACAGGTGTATTACATTAACGTGAAATCATACGTGCATCAGCTGAGCGTGCAGACGCTGCTGGACCGGTTCATGCAATCGTCTGTTCTGCGGGCCACCATTGGACACATGTCAATCGCCGAGGTTCGGCAACGCATCGCAAAAATTATGCAACGATTTCAGGCCACGCACGTTCCAAAAGACCCAATGGAACAGGAGATTGACGCAATTATAAGCAAAAAAATAATGGAACATTTGAACACGTTTTTTAAGGGAGGAAAGGGAACCATGGGAAATGCAAACATGGGAGGGAATGCAAACACGGTAAATGTAAGAATGAAACATAACTCGAATAATTTGAATACCCTAAAAATGAGACATCATCATGCGCATCATGCTTTAAACACAAAAACTGTAAAGAAGAATAAACTTTGGAATAAAACTTTAGAATAAAACTTTAGAATAAAAATTTGGAATAAAACTTTGGAATAAAACTTTAGCACAATTATTTATTTTATTGTGCATGTATATTATAACCCCAAATCACCAACCCAATGTTCAACTTTTCCAGTTTCCTTTACCTCGTCTTTCTGTTCTACGTGCTCAGCCCCAATGTGCTGCTGCGCATCCCTCCCAACGGGTCCAAACACGTCGTTGCGTTCGTGCACGCGGTCGTGTTTGCCCTGGTGTACTACTACACATCGGGCTACGTGAGCGGACTGCTCGGTTCACTTTAAATTCAAATTCAACCATGCACATTGTCATTTTATTACCCGTAATACCCGTAATAAAATTAATATGGCGCGCACCCCGCAAACTTTACTTGTTTTTTTTGCAAAGTGTGTTTTTAGTTGCGGCTGCCTTGTGTTTTTTGCTGCGGCGTCCACCTTTGGGTAATCTGGGTGCACGTATTTCGTCGACTGTGTATAAAATGCCCGTCAAATGCGAAATGCCTTGCGACGGTTTCCTAGTTATAACGTACACAATATCAACCATTTGATAAGTGGCAATCAACTGCGCCAGTGGTGGATAAGCTGCAACATTATCCCCTGCATCTGCCATTGTATAAAATGACATTATAGTCCCAGTGTGCATGGTGAGTCCTTGTGGGTCCACATAATTTATGTGTCCATTCTCATCAAGCCACAATGATATCCAGTGTCCAATTTCACTGAACACATCTGGGTTGTCAGATTCTTCAGGTTTACTTGGTTTCATGTTAATGGGGTACAATTTGACAAACCATACATACTGCAACCCGGTTTTCATTGGCGCGATTTTCCTTATGTTGTTCATGATTCTTTGCAATCCGTCCACTGTGCTCATTCGTTCAACGACGAACCGTCTTGAAACTTGAGGTAAGAAACCATCAATTGCATGTATAAAAAATCGAACGGATTCGCCGGCCGTAATGACTCTGTTAGTGCTCAAACTGGTTCTTTGTTGAGACCCCATCATTACTGCCATGACATTTGCCACATCATATGGTATAAATCCGTAGAATGCAAGCAAATTCAATAGACATGATTGTTCAGTTAAATGTGTTAAACCGGCATACAATGTCCCCAATGGCCCATGTTGTTGAGTTGGCATCGGAGGTCTGGTTAACATGGTCACTTCTAATAGTTGAATGTCCATGTGTCCATGTGGCTTTCCAGCAAAATCGGCAAAGTCAGACGGAGCCATGATATTTCTGTTAACTGACGGATACACTGGCAATGTTATGGCCCTGGCAGGTAGTCTGCAACAAAAAAATATAACATGGAATCCTTTGGTGTTGATGCCATGTCCTTTCTTCAATGATTTTTTTATATCAGCTGACACCATTGAAAATAAGTTGGTGTATGTGTAAACTTTGGTGGGGTCCAATTGAGGAAATGACACTAGTTTTGTTACTCTAATGTCGCGAACGCAAGCCTTTATGTCATTGATGTCATCATCATTCGCCGGGCGTTTACCAAAAAAGTCATAACGATACAATCCAATGTAGGGAACATTTGGGTCGGATGCCTTTCCTATAGTAAAGGCGATTGGTTGTAGCATTGCGTGGGTTCCATTCGTAGGGCATTGTTCGCTCCCATGAAGAAAATATTCAATGTTGTCTATCTTTTGTTGTGAAGTTTCAAATCCAGTAAGCATTGCAGCCTGACCTAAGGTCGCGCAATAGCCTCTTGGCGAAAAATAATCTATTTTTTCAAATTCAGTTGGATATGGTGCAGACACATTTGATAATGGATCACCATGCATCATGAACATGTATGTTTGAGCAATCAAATGGTGTTCATTTGCACGCTGAGGTGAAGTTTCGGATGGTGGCAACATTGACACATTTTGCAGTTCGGCTTGCTGTGCATCGAGTTGTGTCGTCAATCGTGCACGTGTTTCAACCTTACCACTTCTTCTCTCCCGTTGGTCAATTACACCTCTTAACATGATTGATATTGCATCAAAATATTCAGGTTGTTCTGTAATTTCCTCAACAACAACTGCACCCCCTCCCAATGGGGACGCCACTTCATCGGACTCAGGTTGGAACGATGATAATGCGTGTGATGGCTGGTGCGATGGCTGGTGCGATGGCTGGTGCGATGGCTGGTGCGATGGCTGGTGCGATGGCTGGTGCGATGGCTGGTGCGATGGCTGGCGCGACGTAACCTCGTATCTCAGGTAGCTTATAATTGTATTAGGGTCTAGTATGAGGTCCACGGTTGGAAAATTGGTCCCCCGCACCACATTGGTGCGTCCCTCTGTCATTGGTTTAACAATTATATTCTCTTTTTGGCCACGGGTGAGTTTAACGGTTGATTCAATCAGTTCAACATCGCAGTCTGCAGTTAGTTGTCTCATTCCATGCTCTGATTGGCATGCGCCAAACACATTGACGTGCAAGTCCCCGTATAAAATGTCGTCGGTGTGTATGTTCATCGCAGTGCAATAAAACAAGTATCTTTGGCCATCTCGTCGCAGCTCAACCACCGTGTTGTATAGTTTGTGAGACATGTGTTCGGATGTATTATGTGGCAAATTGGTATTATTTATTGCTATATACTTTAATGAATAATAATTAATTAAGGAGTCAACTAATTACTAATAATTTATACGCATGATGAATTGTTCATTCCAAATTCTTGATTTCAGTGCGAGTGGAATTGTTGAATGTGCGGGATGCTAAATGGAAGCAATCCGGATTCATGGGCGCGAATTTCTCGGTTTTAAACAGCAGCGGGTGGGTTTGCTGAATTTGACGCGAGTCAATGCGCACGTTGTACAGGTCGCTCTTGGACGATGGCACGTATTCCGATTGCTCGCAATTTTGCAGCGCAAAAAACTGGTTGCGCAGGGTGGATTCCACGTTGACCGCCGTGGCATATCCCGACCACGGGGCAACCGCGCTGCCCGGATTGAACACATGTTCCGGGTTGTAAATGGGGTAGTTGGCAATTGGCACAGTTGCTTCCTTGCGCTGGTCCAAAATGGGCATGATTGTGTATTTTGAAAGCACGGGGCGCGCGCCCAGCTGCGGTTGCAGCGGTGCCGACGGAACATTGCGGTCGTACATGCGACGGCTCAACTCATCGGTGCGCTCCTGCTGGCAATAAGCGACACCGTTGGGCACGCCGTAAAAGCGTTCCTGCACCGGGACCTGATAATTGGGCGCTTGAGGGTGCTGTGCTTGATGGGGCCTCTGCATTGTGTATTATTGTGGTTGTTGCGGAATTGTTGTTGTTATGGATGTGTGTTGCACTGTATTGTATAAATATAATATTTATATTTTTTGAACATCATTTAAAGAGTTTGGCCTATTATTTATCATCCAATCCATCCAACATGTGCGGCATTTTTTATTACGAATCCATCGGCTCCCCCCAAAAGCGGATTCCAGTGTCCATTCTGCAAACCCTGCAAACCAATTTTGCTAAAATCTCTCATCGCGGCCCGGACAACAGCAAATTCATTGTGTCCGGCCAGCATTGCATCGGGTTCCACCGCCTCGCCATCAACGGCTTGGCCTCCAGCGGCGACCAGCCCTTCAACATGCTGGGCTGCGACCTCATTTGCAACGGCGAGATTTACAACCACCGGCAGCTCATTGAAAAGCACGGACTCGCCGATGCGTATGTCAGCGGGTCGGACTGCGAAGTGGTCATCCACCTGTACCGGCTGTTCAACGGCGACATGCAGGCCACTCTGCGCGAATTGGACGGCGTGTTTTCGCTGGTTCTCATTGACAGAGAGCGCAACTTGGTGCACATTGCGCGCGACCCCTTTGGCGTGCGTGCGCTCTACATCGGCACCACCAACGACTACGAGTCGGACATATCCGTTGCGAGCGAAATGAAGGCGCTGCAGCACTTCAGTCATGTGGAACAGTTCCCCGGTGGGTGCTTCATGACGGTGTCCAAGGATGGAAACAAATTTGAAACCAAGCTGCAGCCGTATTATCCCGGATTGTGCCTGGATGAAACCCGTGATACACCGTACATCTACAACTTTGGGACATTTGCACCCGTGTTTTTGGATGATGCGGACCCATCTCAAGAAAAGCTGGAATTCACCGCTTGCATGCAGATGCGCGCCCTGTTTGAATCGGCGGTGTGCAAGCGGCTGATGAGCGAGCGGCCCGTGGGCTGCCTCCTGTCCGGCGGCCTCGACAGCTCCGTCACCACCGCACTGGTGGTCAAGCACATGGCTCAAGCGCAAGCGACAGGGACGGTAAACACGTATGCAATTGGGCTGGAGGGGTCCGTGGACCTGAAGTGGGCGCGCCGGGTGGCGGAGCATTTGGGCACGCGGCACCACGAGGTGTGCCTGACGGAGCAGCAGTTTTTGGATGCGATTGACGCCACCATTTATCAGATTGAGAGCTACGACACCACCACCGTGCGCGCATCGGTGGGCAACTACCTGGTGAGCAAATACATTTACGACAACACGGACAACGTGGTCATATTCTGCGGCGACATGAGCGACGAGATTTTCGGGTCGTATCGCGGGTTCACGAAGGCGCCCAGCGACCACGCGTTCGGGGGCGAGAATGTGCGCATGGTGCGCGACGTGCGCTTCTTTGACCTGCTGCGGTCCGACAAGAGCATCAGCGGGGCGGGATTGGAGGCGCGCGTCCCCTTTGCCGACAAGACGTTTTTGGAGTTTGTCATGAGCCTGCCGCCGTGGATGAAGCGGTTCGGCGACGGCGGCGCCAATTACACCGTGGAAAAGCACCTGTTTCGCAAGGCGTTTGACGGGCTGCTGCCGGACGACGTGATGTGGCGGCGCAAGGAGGCGTTCAGCGACGGCGTGAGCGGGCACGAGCGCACCTGGGTGCAAATCATCAAGGAATATGTGGACAAGCGCGTGAGCGACGTGGAAATGAGCATTGCAAACCAGTTGCACAAATTTAAGCACAATGCGCCGTACGACAAGGAGAGTTATTATTATAGGACCGTGTTTGAGCGTCATTTTCCTGGAAAAGGACGCGCAGAAACCATTCCGTATTTTTGGAGGCACCCGTTTTGCGAGGGCACATTGGACCCCTCGGCCCGTCTGCTGAAGGACGTGTATGCAGCGGAAAACCAAGGTTCTCCGCACCTCTCCTAATAAGCGGAGAACCAAGGTTAGCCGCACCTCTCCTAATAAGCGGAAAACCAAGGGTTAGCCGCACCTCTCCTAACAGCCGCGCTTAATGTAGCTGATTTTGCACTCCCCCTGTTCTATTAAATCAAACCCGTTGCTGCGAATGTAGCCGTCCAGTTGGGTCATGTGCGGGTACTGGTCCACGTCATCAAACACGATGACGCCTCCGGTCGGAATGCGCGTGTTGAAAAAATCAAATTCGTCCCGCACCAGCTGGGTAGTGTGCGGCCCGTCCAAGAAAACCAGTGCGTACTTATTTACAATGCGTTTGCATTCATCGTAAATTGGGATTCCGTCGCAGTACCGTTTAAAAAACTCGGTGTCCTCCAACGGAAAAAACAGGCACTCCATTCCGGTCTCATGACACAAACCGTATAAATTTGCGAGCATTCGATTTTTCATGGTGTTTGTGTAATCCAGCCGTTCCTTCTTGGTTTCCCAGTGTTCGTATTCAATGTTTCCAAAGGGGTCGATTGCAATGTGGATTTTGGATTGATTGGTTTTTAACAGCGTCTCCATGATGAGTTTGGTTCCTCCGCCTTCACGCACGCCAATCTCACATGTTAGACCGTCCACGTCCATGACCATTTCAACTGCATTTAAAAGAATGTGATATTCGCGGGAATCCGAATTCATGATTGTGTTTGATTGTGTTTGATTGTGTTTGATTGTGTTTGATTGTTTTATTGTTTTATTCTTTATATGTGTGTTTTCCAAAAATCAAATACTAATGAAATCAATCCGACAATAAGTTTTCCAGGTTTTCTATCAGGTTGACCGTTTTTTTATTTTTATCGGTGCATGTGCGTCTGTAATACCGCAATGGATTTTTCAAAATGGCGATTAACAATTGAATGTCGTGTTCCACGCGTCCCTTCAATGTTATCACATCCCCCTTGTCAAAATACGTGTCAATGGTGGCACATCCGTAGTATATTGGCAAACAATTGTGCAACAGAGGCGTGATTATTTTTTCAGAAAAATAATGACCACTTTTGAAGTTTTCTATGCATATTGAAAACAAATAATGACGGTACGGTTCAATGTCATCATAAAATGGACCTTTCACCGTGTGGAATGAATAATTGGAACT